TAAAGCTGCGTAAAAGTTTAAATTTTGTAATTCTACATCAACAATTGGGTATCCTAATCTTCGAGCTGAGAAGACTGAAAATTTATCTGCATCTACCTGGAATTCTAAATCATTATCGTACCACCCAAAAGGTGTATCTCCTGGGGCGAATGAACTAGATCCGGGCCATATTGGTATATTTGCCATATTTTATTTTTATCCGTTAACTACTACATACTCAACATCTATACTTTCACTAATAGCATAAACTGAGATGAATTCTATATCTTGACCAAAGGAACCATTAAAAATACTTCCGGTTACTTGAGGACTTGAAAACATTAAAGACGAAGTTGGAAGACATTTCATACTCCAATAAGAAGGACCATCACCAGCATCCGATGATGTAAAGTTTACAGATAGAGATGATGATAAATCTAAATTTGTAATTCTTACATACTTCATACTGCTAGATGGGAAAGTACCAGCACCAGGATTAATACCATTCACATTTATTAAATCTATAGATGTGGTTTGCGGTATGGTAACAATTCTTCTATCTACATTAGTAATATTAGATAGAGTGAAGTAAGTTTCGTTTAAAGTTTTTATACCTTTAACTACGTGTTCCTCCTTGATTTTAATTTGAAAGGTTGTTGGAGATAATATCGATGCCATATTCGTTTTTGTTATAAATATACAAAGGGGGTGACTCAATTGCTAAGTCTTCCCTAAATTGATGGTTTACTTTTTTCCTCTTCCGCTAGTACCCGAGGAGGATTTAGTTATTCCTTTTCTTTCAGCTTCTTCATAAATCTCAATTAAACTATCTACAATAGGATCTCTATGATTTTTTAATAAAGTTATAGAACACATATTTTTTACCCTACGAGCTTCTTTATATAAAAATCTAAATCCAGAATCACGTCGAGACTTTAAATCTACTTGATGATCGTCACCACAGATAATCATTTTTGATCTTAAACCAATACGAGTTGAAATCATTTCCATTTGTTCATGAGTAACATTCTGAGCTTCATCTACTATAATACATGCATCCAAAAACGTTCTACCTCTCATAAATGCTAAAGGTACAATTTCTATTTTACCATCTTCAATAAGTTTTTCTACTTTTACTTTATCAAATAAAGCATACATATTTTGATAAATTGGTTGAATCCAAGGATCCATTTTTTCTCTTAAATCTCCAGGTAGGAAACCAATTTCTTCTTTAGACACAGTTGGTCTAGTTATAATAATTTTTGAATAGTGTCTTCTTAAAAGACCATCTAAAGCTACTTGACATGCTAATAATGTTTTACCTGAACCTGCTCTACCTGCTAATAATGTTAAGGTATTATTTAATATTTCATCTTTAGCTAACTTTTGCTCTTCATTTAGAGCTAATTTAAATTTAATTGGATTTTTCACTATTCTTTTTGGTCTGAAGACTTCATCTTCATGATGATTTGAGGTCATTTTTAACTTCTTTAATTTTAATTAATTTATCAAGACCTGCATTAATATGCATTGTATCGTCTAGAATAGTCTCAAATTCATATCTAGAATCTAGGGGTAGAACTAAATCTACCTGTGATCCCCATCTAATTAAACTAAATCTTTCATTTTGAGTACAAAGATCTCGTTGTTGTTTGAAGGGAGCTATAACGTTTACATCTTCATCGGCTATTTGTATTATATGGTATGTGTAATCTAAAGAAGGGACATATACCTGGTTAGACATTCTTTCATTGTATTTCAAATAATCCATATTATTAGGATTAATTACTTTATTTAATATATCTTTTTCAACCGCCAACATTGGTTTGTTTGTTGATTCTATGGGTTCCAAACGTTTATATTTAAGTACACCACCATAAGGAATTCTATTAATATGAACATCATAAAATGACATAAATATCCCAATAACTAAAGAGGGTTGGTTATAATCTTTATCACCCATTACATCTTGAATTGTATAATCTATACCTTTTATTTCAAGTACTTGCTCTCCGGGTTGAACTATTTTTTGATATAATATGGTTCCATCTGCAGGACTATAGAAGTGTTTATAATCTATTAATGTTGATCTTAAGGGATCTCTAAAAAAGAATGTGTTACTTAATTCACCAACAGATAATTTAGATAATTCAGCGACTTCACCATTAAGCCAATCCTCTAACTTTTCTGCCATTTATAATAAAGTTTTAAAATGATCAACTCTATTTAAATGCATTACCATACAACTTAACATTGCTCCAGATTTCATATATTCTGATAAGTTAAATATTATTGGTTCCATTCCTTCATCAGAGCATATTTTTTCAAGTGATTCTATTTTGTGTTTTTCACCATCATAAAATTCATCACCTCGCTTCATTTCTGATATGTTTGAGGCACATAAAATCATATTTCCTAATCTAACAGAATTGGCCATTCCATACATAGAGTCGTCAACATTTACGTCTATTACGTTAGTATATTTGCTTATTTGCGCTAACTCGGTTTTATCATATAATTCCGTACAAACCATAGTTGAGCGCGTATTTAACGGAAATATACTACAATCTAAATGGTACATATATTCATCAACCATTTTTACTTTGATAATATTCATATCAAAATTTTCCTCCATCCAATGGTATGCTTGAATATCTGATCTAATATCAAAACCACCAATATAAGTGTTACCATTTAAATATTTTATATCTGCTTCTCCTTCCCATTTATGGGGGGATATATGAGTTTTATAACCCATCTGATTGAAGAATTTTTCACCTACATATTCTTCACCTTGTCTAGGTGGTGAAGTATAATTTGATAGTAAGATATGATTTTCATCTTTAATATGGGGTAGTTGTAAGCCAAGATTAGCAACATATACTAAATCTTGAAAATTGCCCTCTGCTGGTAGTAAATGAACTAAAGATTGTCCAGCCATAAAATTATAGAGATCCATAAACTGTTTATAAGCTTTAGGTCTATTTATTGATAATTCTTTCCCTGACATTTCTTTCATCCAAACATTATTAGGATCATCTGTTGAAAATGTAAAGGGAAAATTCATTACATAACTTTGAATAGGTAACTGTGATGGTGTTTCTTTCATTTTAAAACTTTTAGTTGAATTTTTATATCGATTATAAATATACTAACTATTTATTGGGTAACCAAGTAGGAAAAAAAAAGCCCCGCTAATGCGGGGCTTCCTTATTATTTATATAATCTTAGATTATAGAGTATTCAAACCTTCAACGAAGATCTTACCATAAAATTCTGGTCTTACTACTTTCTTAGCATAACGAGTAAGTAAACCTTTTCTTGGAGTGAAAGTTTCTGGATCGTATACTAATGGAGTCATAATTAGCGGAATATATGGAGCAAATACAGCACCTGCTTCTAAGAATTGTCCACCTCTAAAGCCCATTAAAATGGTATTTTCAGTCATGTATGGATTCTTATAAACAGTATATCTTGAATTGATAGTACCTGCTTTTTGTACACCAAAAGCGTAGCTCATTTTAGCTGCATCACCATCAGAAGTACTAGCAAATCCTGGAATTGATTCCAAAATTGTAGCTACTGTTGGAGAACATACTAAGAAATTTGCACCACCTCTAAGTGTTTTCTGGTGAATAATGTTACTTAACTTCTGGATTTTAGTTCCTAATGTTTGGAACCATTGTCCTTGTGAGTTATAGAAACCTAAATCACTATTTACAATACCTGTTGAAGCTAATGCTAAATTATTTTGTGCTGACCAGTATTCAGTACCTGCAGAAGCAGATTCGATCAACATATCAAGAATTTCTAAGTCAATCTCTAACGAGATGTACTCACTCATAATTGAAGTTAATTCAGCTTCAGCATCTAGTGAATGGTAAGCATTTAAATCTTGTGCAAATTCTGGCGTCCAAACAGCTTTCAATTTACGAGTCTTAGCAACAATTGCTTCTGACTGCATTTGAATATTGATTTCTGGAATTGTAATTGCTGGAGAGTTATCAGCATTTAAATTAGGATTTCTATCTTCAAAATCACCTCTTTCGGCGTCATTTGTTTGAAGTAAATACTCAAATTTAATTGCAGCAGCTGCTGCCGAACCATCTATACCATTTTCTATGTAGAAGTTGATGTCTGTACCATCAGCACTTAGTTTAGTAAATTGAGGATAAAATGTATTATTTAATGGTATTTCAGTTAAAGATCCTGATGGATAAAAAGCTCTTACTGCTCTTGTATCAAAATTAGGAAATGATGCAACTGGGACAACTAATTTTACAATGTCTCCGGCTGCTGCAGATGCAGAAACTGAAGAATCAGCATTTAATTCTGAGTACCAATCTACAGAAGCTGATACCGGAGTATAAGCAGCAGATTGAGTATTGTTGATTGAATATCCAAATCTACCAGCACCATATAATCCACCTGTTGCGCCGTTACCGAATGGAAGATTACCATCAGTATCACCATAAAGTGACTCAGTTGCTGTAAATGGAGATTTTGTAGTTCCGTATTGGAAATCTAGATAAAATACTAAACCAGAAGGAAGATTCATTGGTTGAACTGAAACGAATTCTTTCGCTGCAATTTGACCAAATACTTTTCTTACTAAAGGTAAAGCTACACCAGCCCACTGTGCACCTGTTCCAGGTGTAAATGTACCAGCATTTGCACCACCACCAGTGTTTGATTCTTCCATAACTAATTGCTTAGCTTGGTTTTCTAGGATCATAGACATATTATTTTTCTCAGTTTCGTTTCCGGCACCTTCTAATAATCCAGTCTTGTTCCATTTGTTGGCTAATCTTGCAGCATCACTTTGTAATGACTTGTAAGGATTAGCACTTTCTAAAAGGGAGTTTAATTGACTCATTTTTTAATTTGTGTTTTTAATTATTTTTAAATTTTTACCTATTAACTGATAATACCAGCTAACTTTTTGAATCGTAGTACCATCTCATTTGATTCAACAATTGGTTTTTTCTTACTTACTTTTGGAGTTGAAGTTAAGTTTGAAGCACTACCTTTTGACTTAAAGTTTTCACTTATAGATTTAGTAGATTTAGATTTAATACTACCGTTGATAGTTTCAAATACAAGTTTTGCTTCTTTAACCGTTTCAGCTTTATCAAAAGCTCCTAATACTTTAACCTTTTGTGCTTCAGTTAAGTTTTTACCACGAAACACTTTGTTCGTGTAGAGAAGTTTAGCGTTTAAAAGGTTGATTTCATTAAGTTCTAATTTTAAAACTGCAACTGTTTTCATTGCTTCTTCTAAATCTTCCCTTGCATCTTTTTCACCATCTAAATATCCTTCTTCTTCTGTATCTGTACGTTCATTTTCATCCATTGTTACTTCTACTTCATCTTCAACATCGATGTCGATTTCTTCATCTTCAGGTTCTTCACCTTCAACTTCAAATTCTTCACCTGCTTCTAATTCACCAGCTGTAACCATGTCTTCAATTACGTCTTCGATAAATGATTTAAGATCATCTTCTGACATATCTTCGAGATCGATATCTTCCTCGTCGTCCATGTCTTCTTTTTCATCTTCCATACCATCTTCATATCCTTCTTCTTCAGCATCTTCATCAGATTCTGCTTCTTTAAGATTTTTAGATGAGGTATCATCTTTTTCTAATTCTGCTAAAATTTCGTCCAAGTCTAGATCTTCGTCTACTTCGGATTCAGCTAAGTCTTTTCCGTACTTCATTTTTTCTGTACGTTTAGTTTCTTTACTTTCACCACCGTCTTTACGATCGTCGTCTTTGTACTCTTTTTTAGCTTTCGCTTCTGTTACTTCGTCGTTGCTTTCTTCCTCTTCTTCAATGTCCATTTCATTTACCTTTTGGGCGAACATGGCTTGAACTTGAGGTGTGAATGCTTCTTCGAGAGCAACTTTAGCATTTGCTATTGCAGATTCTTTGACTGCTTTAGCATCAGCGATTGCTTCTTTTAAAAAGTTTCTGTTCATTTTCCTAAATTTTTTGTTGGGAAACTACGCTTATTAAGAAACGTAATAGGGGGTTATTTAATAATAAATATTGATGTCATATAAGAAATGACATATTACCATTATACGTATATGGGGAGATATAAAAAGCGAAAAGGCGCACCATATTAATGATAACGCCTCTTCTGGAATCAGGGGTTGTTATTTTATATAATAGGGCATGCTCCATGTGAACATAATATTTCACCTAATATTGTATTTACTTTTTGGTATTGATCTTGAGATTTGAATTCCTTGCTTTCTCTTACTAAATTCATAAATGAATCTGGATTAGAAGGTGTTGAAACAAAATCCCAACATAGCAATTCAAAATCATCTTGTACTTCCATTAACCCACCTACATCTTTAAGTGAACCCATCCCTCGAGATGACACACCAACAGTAATACCGCTTTCAACTAACGATTTAAGTATATTTCCGTTTGGGGTAGGTAGTATTTCTATTTTTCCCATTACATTATCTCCATCCCACCACATATCAGCAATATTATGTGATACGTTTTTTAGATTGATTACTGATGATTCGGGGTGATCTAATTCTCCCATAGCTCTATGCTCTTTAACTAGTGGAAGATATTTTGCTATTTCTCTTTCCCATAATTCTCTTGAATAGTATCTACCATTTCCGTTCTTGATTTCAGCCGTTGCTAAAATACCTTCAACTAGAGGAAGACCTCTGTTGGATTTATTTTCATCTAGCTTTGATCTAACAGGTTTGAAAATATGAGTTTCTACTAAAATTTGGCTCATGGTAAATTTTATTTAGATCTGAACTTAGTTTGACCTGAATATGACTCAGGATTATCGTTACTATTATCGTTACTATTATCGTTAGAATTTAAATTTGAATTATCATTACTACCTTCTTCCATTTTTGGACTCCAATCAGCATCTTGACCATTTTGTTTTTTCCAAGCTTCGGCATCCAACTCATTAACGACTTTTTTATAAGCACTACCACACATTTTCTCGTATAACTTTTCCAATTTCACTTTTCTTCGTTCTAAATCCTTAACTTCACGTTGCATTAATTTCATTTTCTTTGCATCTACTAATTCTGATAAACTATCATCCTCAGTAACCATTGAAATTCTTTCATTTTTACTAGAAATAATTTCTTCTATAGCTTCAATTTGTAATTCTAATGTAGCTATTCTTCCATTTTTTTCAATTTCAGCTAATTTTGAATCTGTTGTTTCTTTTTTAACTGTTGCTTTTTTACGTTTTGGAGATGGTTTTTCTCCTAATGGAAGTTGTTCCATTAAATCTATTAATGATATCATTTTGTTTTCTTCTAAAGGTTGTTTTGGTGCTAAATCAGTGTATCCTGTTGAGAATACCTTGGCTGACATTTTGTCAGCATAAGCTGATGAATCTTTCTTTTTAATTTTTTTCTTTGTTTCAGTACCATACCCCGAACCATCTTTATATTTAATTTCGGTACCAGCACCTAACGCTGGGGCATCTTCAGTATATCCAATTCCTTTAATACCAAATTGAGCTTCCTCAGTATAATATTGTGGGTTTTTAGACATATTATTAATAACTAAATCAATTAATTGTTGTTTAGTTTTATCGGCATTAGTTACATCTGTAAGTTCTGTAAAGTATCCTTGACGAAATTGCTCACCTGATACATTGTTGATATTTTTATCATCTTTATAATCATACCCAGTATCTGGAGCTTGTAGGTTTGTTACTTCTTTAGTTGTTTTTTTCTCAAGTGCCTTTGCTGCTTCTTCAGAAATAAGGTTCATATTCTCATCGAATAGTTTAAACCAATCTGGATTTTCCTTTGAAGCATTAGCAACATATAATCCTTCGGATATGATGCTTCGCCCTATTAAGGTTGATTTTGCTTCTTCAAATTTAGCAGAGTTACGAATTAAATTTGGATATTTTAATTTAACTTCTTTAAGGAAAATTTCTTTACTACCTTTTCCTTTTTTAATTTGGTTATATTGTTCTTGTAATGTTTTCATTTAATTTCCTTTTAGTAAGTCTTTTATATCTTTTATATAGTCTAGAACTAGATCAGTAGGTTTAACCACAGAATATGATGCTGGGTTTTCACTATAATAATCAGCTGTTTCGTTTTTAGCGTTGCTCAATATCTTATAAATATCATTCATTTCCTGTTCAATTAAATCAAAGGATGCTATTCTTTCTTTTTGAAAATCATCAACATTTGAATCCTCAAATAATTGTTTAACTTCTAATCCAGATCCTTTAATTTTTGAGGGTACTAATTTATATCCATAATCTTTTACATATGAATTATCTCTGACACCATTATCACTTGCTTTAGGACCTGGACCTAATGTAGCACCTATATCTTCTTTAACAGGTTTGTACCCTAATTCAGTATAAGCTTTATCATTTGGTTTAGATCCTGATAGTCTAAAAGCGTATGGTGTTAAATAACTACCAGCACCACCAGATGATGAAATTTCTTCAACTTCTTCTTCTGTAAGTTGTCCTTTTAATTGAGAATAAAATGCTGGGTATTCTTTTCTTAAATGAGTTCTAAACTTATTAAATTCTAACCTTAATTCATCTGCTATACTTCTTAACACCTCATCATCTCTTACAGATTCACCTCTAACTAAATTATTAGCTGCATCTTTAGTTGCTTTAAGTTGTTTTACTAATTCTGTAAAAGATGGTAATTTGATTATAGTATGTGAATCCCCCCCACCTTCAGAAGTTTTTTCATATTTAAAATAAGTATCACCATCATCAGAAATAAAGTCTTTATCATTCCAAGGACCATATCTATCAGAAATCCAGGATTTTAATTCTGGTGTTACATCCTTTTTAGCTTCTGTTATACGTTCGTATATTTTATCTATTATATTACCCATTTGATTTTGTTAATTCTTCAATTAATGAATGGTATTGTAATAAATCAACTAAATGATCACTTTTAATAGTAGTTCTTTTATCTAATTCTTTAATTAAAGAAGAAACTTCTGTTAATTTAATTTTAATAACTTCACTTTTAGTTTTAATTATTTCTTTTTGAATTGTTTCAGTAATAAAAGTAACTTCTTTATTATAAAATTCTTTAAGTGAAGGTGTATTATCTACAGATTCAATAAATTCTTTAAGTATATTCTTCTGTCTTTCATTTAATGTAGAATACTTATCATTAAATTTTTCTAATAACACATAATATGTTAGTGTACGAATATCTTTATCTTGAGATTTAAATTCTGAAATTACATCTTCTTTAACCTTATCACTAGCTACCTCATTTGAAGTTAAATATTCTAATAAGGTTACCTTGTTATCTATAATTTGATTAGGATTTATTAATTTATCGGTATTGTATACCTCTAATAAAGTATATAAAGAAGCTTGTGCTTTATAATCATGAAGTTTAGTTTTAAATAAACCTTCTACATCATAGTGTTCTTTTAAAGCTTTAATTAAGTTATATTTTTCTTTTCTAATAGATGATCTATTTAATTTTTTAGATGATTCTAATATTGTATCTAAGGTTGTACTTGCTCTAAAATAATCTGAGTTTTTAGATTTGAATATAGTTTCATACAATTTATATTCTTTTCCTAATTCTGTATTAACAAAATAAGATTTTAATATTTCTATAGCTGGTGAATCTTTTCCTGACAGGGTTTCTGAAGTAATTTTTCTTACTATTACTTCAAATAAAATCCCTGTGTTCCTAAACTTCGAATGTTTTATATACATCAATACTTATTTATTTATAAATATACTAAAATTATTGTTCCTTAATATTTGATTCGTCAAGAAGCGAGCCTTCTGCGTCTTTCTGTTCAAATACTAATTTTTTTCCATTTGTTGGGATATTATCTAACATAGATTGATGTTTTAAATACTGTGAATTATTCTCTAATGCTAGAGGACTTTTGTTAGTATCATTATAATCTTTCTTCATACCTTTAGCTCCTAATCTATCTTTACCAAAATTATCATCTTGAGTATTTCTTTTAGATGCTTTTTCTTTAGGTCTACCCTTTGTATTTTTATCATCTGCGGCATACTTATCGGGTTTAGGTACATCTCCTGGATTTGAATACATTCTTCCTTTACCATATAGTGAAGCTAAATCATGAGGGGTACCATATGATTGACCAGTTTCTACTGGATCGTTGCCTTCTGCTACAATTTGATCAATTCTAAATTTACGTTTAGCATCTTCTCTAATTAAATCTCTAAAGTCATCATATTGGTCTTCACTTAAATGGAATAAATGATCATATATAAAGTCTGATGGGAATAAATTGGTTTCAGTCATTTGAGATGCTAAATCCATTTTTTCCTTCATTAATGCTACTCTTTCTTGATCATATATTATTGAAGGTGTTGTTAATGATAATTCAAAATTTGCTAATTGTTCATCTCTATAACCTTGGGTATATAAATGAACTAATGCAATTTTGTATAACTCTGAAACTACAATTCTTTGAATACGTTCAATAGTACGTGCAAATCTAATATCTTGGGCTGCTAAAGTAGCTTTACCATCTGTGTTCTCATCATAACCCATGAAGGCTTTAGGTACTTTAAGTGCAGCAAATAATTTATCTCTTAAATACTCAACATCAGCAATACCATCCCACTGTAAACCGTTTGCACTTTCAATTTTAGTACTTGCATCATTACCTCTTACTGGTATGTAGTAATCTTCAAGTAGATTTTGCATGTTATATCTTAAGTTATACTCACCTGTTTTTTCATCAACATGAGGTGTACGCTTAAGTTTACTTAATGTTTTTTCCATAAATGCATCTACTTCATTTGGAGGTATAGAACCTACATTCATGTAGAAGATACGTTTTTCAGGAGCACGAACAATTCTATGAATTAACATAGCATCCTCCATTAAAACATATTGCTTAAATAATTTACGAGCTGGTTCAATATATGATCTACCATAAGGTAAGAAATTCATATCCGTTAATAAACGGAAATGAGCCATTTCATAATTATCAAATATAATTGAACCTGGGCGATCTTGAGTCTGTCCAGGTACATTATAATATCCTGTATCTGATGCTTGTATTCCTTCAGGATCAAAACGGAATCTAATTTCTGATGGATTGTCTTTACTTCCGTGACCCATTTCTCCTTCTAATCTTTCAATATGAAATGCTGTATAAGGTATAACATTATAAACACCATACTTCTCTGCAATTTCTAACTTTAAGAAAAAATCACCATACTTAGCTAAATTTCTAACCCAAGGCCAAAGATTAAATTCAATGTTTAAAACATCATAAAATAAATTATATAGAATTTTTTGAATATCTTCATCTGATGATTTGATAGATAATACTTCACCCATATCACTTTTAAGAGTAGACTCATCAGCTATAATATCTAAAGCAGAAGCAATAATTGCATCTGTATCCATAGCATCATACTCTGAATAGAGCATAGGTCTTAAATACTGATAGTTAAATCCAGCTTGTTGACCATATAGTGAAGTTGATGAATTTGTGTAAATTTTATTAAATCTATCAACTAGAGAATTACTTTCAATTTCTCCGGATTGTTGGATTTTATTAACATCAAAAACCTTAAGTTGATTACCACCTACATTACGTATAATTACGTCTGTAGAAAATAATCTTTTTAATCTTGGGAATAAACCTTTATCTGCCATTTTGTTTTATTTATAAATATTATAGTAACCAATCTAAATTATGAGACTGATCTCCGATTTTCATTTCATATGGGTTATCAACAGTATTACCTGCATGGCCCCCACTATATGATACTTTATTTGCTTTTACTGCTCCTAATGTTGCTCTTGTCATATCTAGACTTTGTTGTTGAAATTTCATCGAGGTGTCTCGTAGGAACATACCAATCCCAAATGACATAACCAAGTCATCGTTGTAGCCTGTTTGAGCTTCTGGTCTTCCATTTTTCCAAATAAACACTTTCATCTCTTCAACCAAACGTTTTGAACGAATAGTTACTGAATTATCGCCAACAAATTCTCTAAATTTATTAATACATAAAGGTCTTGTTCTCATTGACATTGTAAATCCTGGAACCATTTCGCTATTTCTTTCATATACTCTTAAATAAGATTCGGCCGTTAAAGCATCAGACTTGGGAGATTGGTATAAATTTCTATACCCTCGTTCAATAATTGCATCTAATGTTGCCCATCCTATATTAGCATTTTCTACTACTAACATTGCGTTATTATATTCTGTAGCTAATCCTGTAAGGAAAAAACCAAATTCTTTTGGTGGCATTTGACCTTTATATTCTGCTACTTGTGTATTTGTTGCAATATCCATAATATGGCAGGCCGAAAAATCTTTACCATCACCTCGAGCAACATCTGCTACTACCATATATTCTCTAGAATAATCAGCTGCTTCCCAAATCCATAGATTTTGATCCACACCCCTTCTTTCTGTTGGTTCTTTAATAGTTGATTCTGTTAGAAATTGAATCCATTCACTATGAAAAACAATATCACCCGATGTACTAAAATCACAATCACACTCCTGTGCTGCTAGTCTAGGATCACCTAATAAACCATCTTGTGCATCTCTCCATTCTTGATTTCTCTCGGGATGTACCCACCATGGTAATTTAATTGGTAAAAATTGATTGTCATTTGATTCAGCATTAACCCATGTTTTATGGAACCAATTACCAGTACCGTAAGGAGTTGATAATACAATAGCACCACCACCTGTAGCTAGGGTTTGTTGAGCTGATGCCCATATTTCTCCAATATTATCAATAAAAGCTGCCTCATCAATTAATAGTAAAGATACTGCTTCTGATCTACCAGCATCACTAGAGGCTGAAGTTGCTTTAATTATAGATCCATTATTTAATCTAAGTGATAATTTATTATTTTCAGGAGCTGGTATTGAAAGCCACGATGGTAAGTTGTCATACATGAATTTAACCTTAGTAACCATGTTACGTGCTGTCTCCTGTTTGGTCGCGATACATAACACGTTTTTATCCTTATGAAACAACATTAACCATAATGAGTAACCTGCAGATAAGGTTGATATACCTAACTGACGAGATTTCAATATAATTGAATAAGGATTATCTCTAACTAAATGTAATGCTTTTTCTTGAAATGGGTAAAGATTAAATTGTATTCTACCTCTCTGTGGGTGTTGAATAAAACAATATTTTTTCATAAAATGTGCAGGATCTTTAGCACATTTTAAATATTCTTGTCTTATTATTTTTTTTAAATCTTCAGCCATTATTTTCCAATTTTCATATAGTAACTAGCTGATATAATAGGTTGGAAGCCTTCATTAATTCCAATCCCCAAACCATATACATTTTTACGCTTTGATTTATATAATAATCCACCACCTAAATAATTAATTTGACTTGATCTACCTGCTACATTTAAACCCCAATAAAACTCTCTTTCATTAATATAAATATCACTTGTAATAGTTGTAGTTGGAATCAGTATATCAGATATAATACTTCTTGAAAATATTTTATTTTGAGATATTGTATCTGTTATTGTTACTATTCCCAAAGAATCTAATACAATTTTATCAACATAAACATTTTTAGCGTAATATTCTTTTAATACTTCTAATGTATCTATTGGAGTATTAATTACTATAGTATCATTTTCATATATAGTTACAATTTTTTCAACCCATTTAGGAATATATTCTACTTTATTAATAGTAATTGTATCCCACTTAGTTTCAATCTTAGTTATTATTTTAGGTTCAACCCCATCGGAGTTAGAGGAACATCCCCTTTGAAATAAAAGAAATACTACTAGAACTACAATAAGTAAATTTTTTATATTTTTAAAGAAGTCCTTCAAGTTCTTTTTTAATTTTAGTTAAATCTCTTAATCGATTAGTTAATCTTTCCTTTTCAGCGCCCTCAGCAGTTTTCCACTTTTTAACTACTTGCTTCATTTCTTTTTGAGTATCAGCTAGTTTATATCCTATTTTAGATAGTGGTTCGTTTTTTAGTTGGGACTTTGTAGGTTCCTTATCTTCATCTTCTTCTTCTGTTACTTTTATCACATCATCTTTATCAGCTGATGCCTTAACTTGTCTTAAGTCTTTTGCTGATGTTTCAATTGTAGCTTCTTGAAGAACATCTATAATTGTTTCTTTTATAGCTTTTGCTAATTCTGATTTTTTCATTGTATGGTATATTTCGTTATAAATATCACGAAGAAATTGCCTGTTTAACAGATTTAATACGTTCTTCAGTTGAACCTTTAATTTCAGTTAAATTTTTAATTTTATGTCTATATTTAATGATTAAAAGTTGAATATTTTGATCGATTAATTTTCTATAATCAGCATCAGTTTCTCTTATTCCATTATTTTCAATGTTAACTCCTTCAGCTGATACATAAAATATATGATCATATTCACTTAACATATTATTTGCAAAACCACAAAAATCATTAGCTTCTAAATAATTCATTGATTTTGAACATTTAGCAAATGCCATAACATCAATGATAGTTCTGTCTGTTATAATGTTATCATACATTAATTCACTAGCTCTTTCAGCTAAAAATACTGATTGCCCCTTAACTGTTGAGTCAGTATTTAATGGAATACCCATCTCCATAAGATATTTAGAACGCTCTGTTGTAAATTTATAACCTTTAAATTCTGGTAGTTCTTCTAAAGCATTAACTAAAGTTGTTTTACCTACTGACATTGTACCACAAAATCCTATTTTCATAACTTTTTATTTTCTAGCAACAAAGGTAGACATAGAAGAATCTATATAATTATCTTTGTTCATTTTTATATTATAACCTAAATTTAATAACTTTTTTGTTGGATTCCAAATTTGATTGTTATTATTATTATGGAACTCAAATATAATTGTATGTATGCCCTTAAAGAATTCATCAGTACATGATTCTATAAAATCATATTCTGAACCTTCAATATCACATTTAATAATGGTTGGTTTTAATAATTGATTTGTATTTATAAAATTTTCTAAATTAATACAATCTACTTCTAGGGGAGTGCCATTAGTATTATGTATACTATTTGCTACTGAATGTTGTTGTAGGTAAAATATTAATTTTTCATCTTTACCACCTATTGCTTTATCGAAGATAGTTACATTACTATCAAATTTAAAAGTTTTCTTTAAACAATCTACATTATTTGGGGTTGGTTCAAAGGCGTAATCTTGTTTTACACCATTATTTACAGCCAACATTGTATAAACCCCAAAATTAGCTCCTAAATCATATATAACATCATCATTTTTAAATTTTGACTTATATTCATCATCATAAACTAAACTATGCCAAGAAGCATATGCTAATTCTGTTTTGGGGCAAATAAATGTAAATCTATTATCTAATTTAGCCCATTGAAACCTTTCAGTATGTATTAAATCTCCATTATGATAAGCATTTATTTCTATTCCTGATATGTTAGACATAAATGATTTTTCTAAATCAAAATGAGCAGACTCATTTGGGGGTAACATAACATACCATTTTATAAATGGAAGATTTGTATCTAAATCAATAGCAATTAAATCAAAAGTTGATTGGGTATCCGTTAGATTTTTATGGGAAACCCTATTCAATTTATGGTTATATTTTATTTCTATCATACTAATGTCTTGATGTTCCTTTTCCAGCTGTAGTTTTATACCAAGGTAAACCTTCTCTTTCTTGCATTATTTCGTTAAAACTATCCACTGTGTATTCAATACCATTTAAAAAATAACCTTTTTTAAATTCTGAGTCTTTGGTAATGGGTACTATAGCTGGATGGTCATATCTATGATGTTTAAAATGTTCTTCTCCTTCTGTTCTTATTAAATAGTGTCTTGCACCTTTATATTTAATTACTTTTTCTTCAAATAACTTTACTTTTTTAGCCATGTTTATTTTTTTTAAAAACTTATTATATCTCCTGTTTCAATGTAATCATCTTCTTTTATATCTCCTAATAATGATTCAACAACATATATTCCTTGTGCTCCCGATACTGTAATACCTCTAGCACTTAATGCATCACCTACAAAGTGTACATTTGGATATTTTGTTAAACTTAAATCTTTATAATTAACTAAAGGTTCAGGGGATAGATATTTAATTTCTGGTATATATACTCCCCAATCATCTCCTAATGTTGGGAATACTTTTTTCATATCTTCAATAAAATCATCAATATAAGTATAATAACCCTTAAATGCTTCTCTAATTCTATTTAATGAATCAATTTGAATAGTACTTACCTCAATTCCTTCAGAGGTTGTTGTAGGTTTACGGGTAGGACTATAAAATAAACCTGTACCTTCTTCTTGTACTTTACCTACTAATTCTCTAGACCATTCAAATGGATTATCTATGCCTTGTACTTCCATTAGGATACCAAAGTTAGTCATATTATTTCGGAAGGCTTCATCTTTTTTAGCGTGTCCATTATACGAATGGTCTCCATACGTTTCTTCAACGGCAACATATGCTGCATTGTTGTTTGTACAGAAAGAACGTAATGATACTCCCTTGTCTTCGAATTTTCTATATAATTTAAAATCATAAGATACATCAATTAATTTCTGGAAGTGTTTTTGTGGTGCTTCAAATCGAACACCTATTTGTACTGGTTTGGGTTCTGTTGGTAAGTCATATTGTTCCGCTAATTTTTTACCAAAATCAATACCGGATTTACCTACACCAAAGATAAGGGTGTCATAATATAAGAAATGACCATCCATTTTCTTTCCTATTTCTAATTTATTATTTTTAAAATTAATGTCTGTAACTTTAGATTCCCAATAAAATTCAACACCACCCTCAACTAAAAAGTCATACCAATTTTTACCAATTTCATGTAAATAATCAGTACCAACGTGCCATACTGGGAATAATCTTAATCCAAAATATGGTTTAATAAATTCAGGTTCCGATTTAGGATCAGAACATTGTACTTCTGATGGGTTAGGATGGAAACGTTTGAAGTTAGCTATAACCTGGTCGAATAGTTCCATTGCTTTTTCTTCACCACAATATTTACTTAATTGACCTCCAATTGAAGTATGATAGGTTAATTTACCATCAGACCAACCTCCAGCTCCTAAAAAACCTTCCATTACTTCACTATATTTTCTATCGTATGGGTTTTTACCCATATCAATAATAGTAATTTTACCCTTATACTCCCCATCGATTAATTTGGTAGCAGCATTTACATTTGCTACTCCAGCTCCAATCATTACTATGTTCTTACTCATATTGTATCCTTATTTATATGTTAATATACAAACAAAAAATGGCGTCTCCAAGGGAGACGCCACAGATGTCTTGTTTTTCTTTTTCAATCGACTGGCTATGAATCAGTCTAAATGTTTTCTTTATTAAATCTTTGAAGCGAATAATGGTTCACCTAAATCTTCTAAACCATATCCATTAGCTAACCAATTAGCAGCAGCTTCCTCATTGGACATTGCGGCATTAATCCCAATTGTATTATCTATTTTTGGAAATTTATATCCAGACCATATCTTAGTTAGTAAAATTGCTAAAAAATTACCACCACGAGAAACTGAGTAGTGTATTCTTGCAGCATCATCATCAGGAGATGCTTGATCAGCACCTACAAAATATGATGATGGTAAAATTACATTAATAAATTCTTCGTCTAATTGTCCTGGGTACTGGTGTTGGGTTGGAGCTGTACCCGCAGCCTTTCCATAAACAAACATACCATTACCCATATCAGTTCGAAAATCTTCTTTAGTTTTACCTGAACCAGTATAAACATCCCAATCTACACCCCCCATATAGAATTGTTGTGCAGTTGCAGGCCAAGCTTGGCTACCAACGAATCCAAAGTTACCACATGGTCCTTTTCCTATTACATTTTGCCCCTGTGCAACTTGACCAGCATCTGTCATCCCTACACCGCAATTTGCTCCATTAACAGTTAATCCATTAGAAAGAGTAGGAAAGTTTGGTGTATCAATTGTTAATACAGTTGAATCTGTAAAATAAGGATCTCCGGGATTTTGGTTATTATAACAGCACCAATTCCATATTCCTGTTATTTTAGGGGCTAATGTTTCTGTTAATCCTGAGTATATTAAAAATGCCATATTGTTTTATTTTTGATTTTTCATTTTAGCTAATTTTTCTAAGAATTTTATTTTAGTTTTAGGAGCCATTTTTTTAATTATATCTATAACTCTTTCATCAGAAGGTTGGGGTGGAACTATTTTTTCTCCTTCTTCAAATCTATCAGGTGCATCCATCATAATAGAAGCCATTGCATCTTCATCAGCATCAACTTCATCATCATATTTTACATTTAGTTGTTTATACATTTGATAGTCCATACCTATTTTTTCCAAAATATATTGCATTGTTTCTCCATCTAAATCTGCACCTTTAAGTCTTTCTATTATATCTTCAACTAAATTATTACTTGCATCTTCTTTAATGTCATTACACTTGCATGTTTCTCCTTTACCACATTTGCATTCTTTAGCTTCATAAGCTGCTTTAACGCTTTCTAGTGTTGGTAGAGCTCCACCGAATTTTCTTGTATCGTATCCAGGTGAACTTTCATTTAATAGTGATTTTTCACCAATAAATTTTTTTAAATTAAAATTATCCATTGTTTGTTATTTTTTATTATAAATATACGAAAAATTATTTAGATTCACAAATAATAATCTATTTAGTTTATTAACTAAGTGTATTTTGGGGAAGGTAAAGTCCTGTTAAATCACACTCATCAATTAAATCCATAGCTTCTTCTTGAGTAGGAAAAATTTGTGAATATTCTATACCATTTTCAAAATATTTTACTTCCCATCCTTGGATAATATTTTCCATTTGTATTAAATATTTCATTAGTTATATTTTTGTGTACAAGCATTAAAATTTTGTAAAACCTCACTATCTGTAAGCTGTTTATCATAAACTTGAAGTGTTCCTATTTCTCCCACCATAGACCAACCTGAGTCCCAATTTCCTATAAAAAATTGTCTTATGTTACCACTTGAATAAGTTGGATTAGGTATATTGCTTGTTTGGATTAAATTACCATCTATATAAACTTTATGATTACCAGAACTTGAAGTATTATCGTGGGTCATAATAACATTATACCATCTATCCATTTGAATTGTGTAGGCTGATAAACCTGTTCCTTGGATTGCGTTAACTTCTGTATGTGCTCCTGTAAAACTTAAATTATGATTCCAATAATAATTCCAAATACCATCATAATTTGTAGTTCCTGATTGCCATGTACCAAATGCTGTTCTTTTAACCCAAATATTTATCGTGTATCCATCCCATGCAGGAAGATCAAAAGGGCCGGGATTTCCACCAGCTTTTAAATATGTGTTTCGATTACTACCAAAACTCCAACTACCGTTAGCAGAATTACTATGGATAACTCCAGATAATGTACCTGTATCAGAACCTGTTAGTGAATAAGTAGTAGTTGAGCCACTTTCATATGAGACTAAATTACTAGCATCTATAGCAAATACTAAACCGTCTGTAACGATTGGTGCTTGGTAATAGTTTTGTGAAATTTCTTCAGCTGTAAGTTGTTTATTATACATTTTAATCTTAGATATACTAATATCAGAATACTTAAACCATCTAGCATCATACCCTCCATAAAAGGGGTTTGGGATTGCCCAACCATTAGAATCTCCTGATATAAATTCATCTCTATCTAAAACACCATTTATGTAATACATAAGTTTACCCCTTTGATAACCCCCGGATTCATAAGGTATTCCTACATGAGTAAACTGAACCCACCTTCCTGCTTCTGTTTCAAAAACACTTTCATGGCCTGATTGGTATCTTGAATCATCATAACTTACTCCTAAATGACTTTTATTATTACTTGCAGGATAAGCAAATATCATATAATCACTTCCTATTCTTGCTCCTAATATAGGACTGTTATCACCATAAGCTACTGTAGGTAAAGTATTTAATTTAAATAATATTTGAATAGTTAAATATTGATTTGTAGCTAACTGTGATGGTTTTGAGATTTCTAATCTTTCATTACCACTCCCCCCATCATTTAAATCTAAATACCCATTTGGGTTAAATGTAGGATTATTAACTAATGTACCATCATTTGCTTCACCACTTAAATCTAACCAATTTGTACCTGATGTAGGGTATGAAGTAATAGTACCAGCATTTAAAGCTAATACTAACTCATCAGTAACAATGTTATTTAATACTTTATTTGCTGGGTAGAAGCCATTAGATGGGAACCATGCTAAAGCTCCTGCTTCTGTAGTTTCAGGTGATCCTTTAGATTGTGCTAATTGTATTAATTCTGCTGCATCAGCAGGTGCATAAATTCTTACGGCTGCTCCACTAACAGGTTCATATACAAGATAGTATGAGGTAAGAGTATTTGGAGATATTCCATTCTTCCAAGTACTATCATATTGAACATTTTCTACACCTATCCCAAGAGTAGCATGTCTTAATGCTCCAGCAGGTATTGATGTTGTGTATTTTAAAGGATTTGGCATTTATTTTACCATTTTTTACAAGACCAATATCTTGCCATAGTTTTAGGTCCTGGGGAAGAGCAATTATGTCTTGCTCTAAATGCGCTTCTTGCTTTAGGGTTTGATTTTCTTATTGACATGGTTTTTTGTCCTGCTTTTTTAGCAGTAGTTCCACCATGCCCAAAATTTACTTTTTTTACCTTAATTGATCCATCAGCATTTTTCTTACCTGAGTTAACGTAAACTTTAAATTTCTTACTGTCGCCTCTTGTTGGTTTATTTAATTCAACGGTTTTACCTTTAAATTTAGCTTCGTCTATACCTCTCATATCGAAACCTGACATTTCTCCATGTTTTTTGAATTTAGATTTTTTATCTTTTGCTTTTCTAACTAATGAATTGAAATTTGATAAATCATACTCATCCCAAGGTTCAACTTTCATTAAGTTAAATGTGCCTTCTTGACCTGCTACTGGTTTGGAATTTAGATAATGTGTTTCGTTTTGAGTCAATGTAAAGAATTTATCTACTTGGTCTTGAGTAGGAATTTTAGACTCGTTTAATGATTCTTCCATAGACATATTGTCTATTTCATCACGCACCCATTCTTTTTCACCTGGGCCTAATTGATCGTAATCCATACCAAATTCAGATTGTGCTACTTCATCGTAATCGTATGATTCATTTAGACTGTTCGAATATACTACTTTAATTTTATCTTGGTTATCTTCTTCCCATTGTTTAATTTGTTCTAATGAATTAGAAGTCCATCTAGCTTTACCTGTGGTATAATCGTAAGATGTGTAATCTACATTTCCACCACTACCCAAATCTATAAAAGTATCATAACTGATGTCCATTGGTTTAGGTTCAATTGTATAATAGTTTCCTGTCCATCCTTTTTTTACAGTTACTTCAATGGGAAATTTATCTTGTATTCTCCAAGTCTTTTCTTTTTCATAGTCTATTTCAGCTTCTAACATAGGAAAATCTAAAGGCACTTTTTTACCTTCATATATGCCAAAATAACCTTGATCGGTTTCAGTAAGTAGCTCTATGTCTCTCTTATTAGTAAAATTTAAAATACCTCTACTATATAATGATCTTGCTTCTGCTATTAAATTAAAATATGATTGTGAACCCTTACGATATATTGGAGTAGTAAGTGGTTTGTTAGTGTCAATATGACGTTTTAACCCTTCAGACAGTATACTTGCCGGAGCTTTGCTCTCATTAAGTACTAACGCAGTACTTTCAGTTTCACACTTATTACATCCACATTTTTTACACATAATTATTTTATTTTATTTTAAAGATTATCCAAATAATGCTCCAAAATTAAGATATAAACTACTTTGTTTAGATCCAAAATTGTCTAGTAAATTATCAGAAGTTCTTAGTTTTTTTAAATCTATACCATAAAATTTAACATCACCATTTCCTTCTACATCTGCTAAAAATCCACCATCTCCTGGTTTTCTCCCAAGTTTAGAATCTAATAACTCAAATGACATAGCTACAGCTGCATCTACTGCATTGGTTGGATCGTTTAAAGAACTGTTTACAACTTTAATATTATCCAGTATGGTTTTGAAAATTGGATATCTACGGGCTAAACCTGGTAGATCATCTATATCTTCTAAATCTAATACTTGCTGTAAAGCAGGGACTAAATCACTTCCTTTAAAATTTGTTGGGTTAACAGTTCTTTTAGTACCTTCACCTCCTAAAGCTTTACTTAAAGCATTAATGCCAAAAATTACACTTAAAAGACCTAAATTTTCTTTATCAGCTCCAAAACGACCTAAACCTATAACGGGTTTACCATATGCTTTTACTTCAACCCCAATTCCATTAAAATATAAATCTGGATCATCTCCTGCTCTACCTTCAGATACTTCAACACTACTATCTGAGAAATTATATAACCAATATAATGCTATTTCTCCATTACCTACACCTTTAGTTTGACCTTCAGTTTCTCCTTTTTTAGGTGGGGCCACTCCATAAAGAGCTTTAAATGTAAGCATATCATCAGATTTTACCGTTATATTAAAGGTAGATCCTCCTTTACCAGGGAATGGGTATTTATTTTTTGATCTTGGAATTTCTTCAACGTTTAAAGCTCTTTTAATAGTATTATCATAATCTTCAGAAGATTCTTTTAAAATTATATTTTTATCTACTAAATTTTCTACTAAAGACATTAAAAGTTTTACATCCTGATCATTATTCATGTCAGGATATCCTTTTGGGAATTTATATGCTACACTATTTAAATATTTAGTAATTGGGTCCATTAATACTTTATTTTATTTTATATTTCTACAGTGTCATCAACTTCTACATCTACATCTACATCATTTCCTTCCACAGCATCAGCATCTACTTTAACCCCATATCTTAAAATACGTGCTATAGCTTCTGTTGCTCTTTCTTCTTCGGGTAAGTTTAATAAATAATATTTTTTACCTTCAACTTGAGCAATCCAACTCCTTCTAGAGTATGTTAAGTAAAATTCTTGATTATTTTTTAAATTAATTCTAAATGTTGAGGGTTTAGGTGCAACCCAATCAATAGATGATAGAAAATTATCAAATTCATGTGATAATAAATCTGTAATTACGGATTTTAATTCTGGAAATTTAGTTAACTCATCAAATTCTACAGCTGCTGCCTCACCTTGTTTAACATTAGCATAGACTTGAGGAATTAATACTCTGATTTTTTCTCTTAATTCTGCTGCTGTCATTATTATTTCTGTTTTGCTGTTGGGCCTTTACCTCCACCTTTTGCTTTATATGATGCTACTGCTCCAGCAATGGCTTTAGCTGCCTTTTTAGATTTACCTGATTTTTCGATTTTATTAACTAAAGTATTATATGACTCATCAACTTTTTGATTATTTTTTAAATAATCATAAGCGGCACCTATATTACCTTTATACCTTTGTTTAACTACTCTTAAACCTAATTTGTAAAAGTAATCATTATCATTGTCTTTCCACTCACTACTAGGAGTTACAAAATGACCTATGTCTACATGATCAATATAATTACCATATTGTTTTCTTTCTTCTCTATTCATATTAGCATAGGTTTTACCTGCTTCTACACCACTAAGATCTTCATCTATTTTACCATCTTGATCTTCATCTTTGGCATCGATTTTTTTATCCCAATAGCCTTTAGGTAAACCTTCTTTTACTGGTTTGTCATCAAATGTTTTATCAACATTGGCATACACCATAAATTTTCTAGCTTCTTCTTTTTCGGCATCTCCTAACTTATCAAATCCACCACTAGTAGAATCTGCACCAAATTCATAATATGCTATCATATCTAGATGTTTTTTATCTTCGTCAGATATAGATTCTTTTAATTTTTTAGCTAATTTTTCTGCTACTGTTTTTTTTAAACTTTCCTCAAAAGCTCCTGAAGCATATTCACCTGCAACTGATACATCTCCCATTTCATTAGGTGTATATAACGTTTTAGTAAAACCTGTGTCATCGTCTGTGCCTAATTGAGATTCATCGATATCTACGTCTAAAACATCGGTATCTACAACATCATCGTCTGGTGTTATATCATCTATAGTGTCAACTACAGCATCAATTTTAGGTTCATTAATTTCAAAATCAAGATAATGTTTAGCCCCAACAATTGCTGTTTTAGCATTTGTTATTTTAGCTTGCCACCAAGAAGGAAAATCAACTTCTCCTTCACCTTCAAACCCGTCTACTATATTGTATAATTCCATAGCATATTTTCCAATACGATATAAATCTGCTTTAAGCATGTGGGGTTCGTTGTCTTCATGACCTAAATCTAGATCTTCATTTAATCTATCAACAATGTCTTTAAAGGCAGCATTTTTATCACCTTTATATAATTGTTTAACGATTTTTTTACCCAACATTTCTAATTCTCCATTATTTAAAGAATGAGGCCTATTAAAACCTTCTAAATATCCTGATCCTATTATAACTAAGTCTTCATCTGGATTGTCTAAGTCTTCTTCTTCATATCCAAAATCCTCCCTATTATCTAATTTGGCTCTTGGTGGTAGAGGTTTTAAGTTTTCTTCATCAAAATCCTCAGATAGATTTTTTTCAACGGCTTTACCTCTTGTTTTTTCGTAATCAGACAATTTACCATCCTTATTTAAATCGGCCTTTTTAGGATTTTTAAGAGCATCCTTAACCATCTCTTTTAGCTTCACGTTTGTTTGAGTCATTGATTCTGATTGTTTTTTGGCCATATTAGTAGCTCGACCATACATTACTTTTTCCGCATCCGCCCCATATTTTTTTACAAGGTCACGTTTGTTACCCTTCATATTTAAAATAATATCCTCTCTCTTTGCAAGTTCGGATTTGGTTAGTTTGCGTTCGTTCATTTATTTTGCTTTATCCTCAGCAATTGAAGCCTTACGATATTCACTTATAAGTTTTTTAATTTCACCTAAAGCTTTTCTAGCACGTCCATGTGCTGCCTTTGATTTTCCTAAATGCTCAGTTGTAAATTTTTCGTAAATTCCATCAAACTGTTCTTTTAATTCTACTGTTGTCATAATTGTTTTTTTTATAAATTTTATTGTTAATAACTATTAAATAATACCTGCTAATTTTTTAAATCTGTTTGTTGACTCATCTAATGCGAAGCCAATTTCAGCGTCTTCTGCTGGGTTGTCTTTTGTTACATTAACTATACTATCTGAATCTACTTCATCACCTCCTGATCCCATAAATCTTTCAGGATCCATTCCTTCTTCCTCAGCTACAACGTGTGCTCTAGTATAATATGTAATTGTGTTTCCAATTTGATCCATCAATTTTTCATCACCTAAGTTCTTTGCTTCAGATTGTGCCTTAGTTAATAGACCCAATATAGCTGCTACGTCAGAATCTTCACCTGCTAATTCTGAATCTACTTCAATTTCTGATTTTGAAGATTCATCATCAATATCAACTTCGTCTTCAATATCAACATTAATATCTTCATTATCTTCAACATCTACTTCTTCAGCTTCTTCAACTGTATCGTCTTCATAGTATTTACCACCTTCACTAACGTCTTCTTTGTAGTCGTCTTTAAGTTTAGATAATTTATCTTCATTATCTTTAATATCTTTTTCAAGATTTTTAATATGATCTCTATCATCTTTGATAGCACCTTCCATGCGTTTTTGCTCTTCGCTGTTTCCTTTTTTGGAATCATTAGCTTCAGCTAACATAGCTGTTTTGATGATTTCTTTTAATTCTGATTTTTTCATTATGAAAATATTTTAGTTGTTTTGATTATAAATATATTGAGAATATTACTTATTAATATTCTTGCCATATTTTGTTGATAATTTATATGTTTTAGATTCTTTTATTGATTGTATGACTTTATTTACCCTTACAACATTTTCGTCTATTAACATAGATGCTATTTTAGATCCTGGCATTTTAGGTTTAATTGACCAACTTTCTATTTTGTCGTCAGTTACTTTTGTACTTTTAAACTTACCATCATCTCTTAATTTTGTTAAATATGCGACTTTATTGTCAACATTTATAGAAAATTGTTTAACATCATTTTTTTCTAATTCTCTACTTGTATCCATACTACCCCCGGATTGATTTTCTTTATCCCAATAGTTTTGAATTGATATATTAGTTGCTTCAGTAACAGATTCTACATCTTCACCATTTGTACCTTCTACTTTGTCATCTGCTAAATCTTTAAATAAATCTAATGCTCTTTTAAATTTTGAATTTTTTGAATAATCAATCTGTTCTTTAGCTTGAATAGCATCATATAAGTTTAATAATAAACTAGCCATAGTTGAGGGAGATTTTACCTGATTATTTGCTTTTGCTAATAAAGATTGAGGAAGATCTAATTCATTTAATAATTCATTAATACCATCATAATTTTGATTTCTTAAAACTTGCATCGTAGCATTAACTGCATCTTGAAGAGAATAATCATATCTATCAGCCATTTTTCTAATAAACCCATTTACTAATCTGTGTACTTCTGGGTTAAGTGATTCTTTAATTTCACTTAACATGTTTGGATCCATATTAATAAAATCATCAGATACAGCGAATATTCTTACTTTACCATTTTCTAAATCTGTTACTTCAATATCTTCTACATCAAAATTATCGTTAAGCTTTTTAGCTACGTTATTCATTTGTCTTACAGCTTCAGCTGAGCTTAATCTTCTAATTTGACCTGTCATTGTTTCTTTGCCTAATGCTATTGATGCACCTCCAGGTCCAATATCATAATCCATATACACATTTAAAAAGTTAGGATTTCTTTTATCTTTTATAAATCTAGGTTTTGATACCCTTGTATATTCTTTAACTTCATCTATTGATTCAGTTAAATCTTCTTTATGGAATAATTTTTCACTATCTTTATTATGAGGATTTTGGGTCATAAGTTTACCGTTTGGCATTTTATGTGTTGTACCCTTCCATTCTTTACCATCTTTTGTATAATGTTTTACACCTTCTTTTTCTTCTAATGATTCATTCATATCATAATCTCTCAATTGTTTTTCAATTTTATATAAACGATCTTCTAATTTATTTAATTCACTACCATATCTATCAGCTACTTCACCACCTTCTGGCTCAGCTTCTTGCTCCATATCAATATATAGTTGTTTAATTCTTTTTTCTATATCTGCTTTCATACCTCTAAGAGTTAAAGCTTCATCATAATCAATCCCACGAGAAGATTCTGGTTTGGATTTTTGTGCTCTTGATTTTACTAAAACAGGATCATTTAAATCCATCATTTCTTCTATGGTTTTAGAAAAGAATTCCTGTATATTTTTTATATCTTTCATTATATATTTTTTAATTTGGAGTTGGAAAACTAAAGTTGATTTTTGGAAACCAAGATCTATCATCATCAATGTCAACTTCATAGTAATTAGACTGAGTTTCTATTTGATAACCCTGATCTTTAACCCATGTAAGTGCTTTCTTCCAATCTTCATCAGATAATTCATCTTTTATATTAAATGTTAAACTACCCTCTCCATAAGGACCCATACTAACATAAGGTCTACTATCAAATATCTTCTCTAACTCTGCAGTGTGGGTTATTGCTATGTCATTAAGATCAAGTGATTCTTTTAGTATATTTTCATCCATTCCTATTTTAGAATGAAGTACACCTATAAAAGGTTGAAAATTATGGGAGCCATATTGTTCAATAAGGATTATACCAATAGCTTCAGCTAAGTCTTTGTATGAAAGGTTTTCATCAACTTGATTAATAGCATCTACTATTAATGGGACTAAAGATGTTACTTTAGAGCTAGGTTCACCGGCTTCTGCTAAATAATGATTTTTAAGCCACCCTGTAATGTTGAATTCTGACATTGTTTTAATTATAAATATATAAAAATATGTTATCTTTTAAGCTTATTTAAATGTTTTATGGTTTTTTCTAATCCTTCTAATACTCTATCTTTATTTATAGAACCTGACCATTTTTCTACATCACCTTGTTCTGAAATAAATCCTTGATTTGATTGATTAGATAATTCAGACTCTACATAAGATTTAAAACTTTCAATAAACCCATCTAATTCAGAATTTATTATTTTTGATTCATAGGCTTCAAATAATCCTGCTGATCTTAAATCTGCTTCAAAATCAATAACACAATTAAGACATTTTTTATGAATATTATAGTATGGTTTATCTAAATCAGAATGCATTTTTGAATTGCAACTAGGACAAAAAATAGGTAGCAAATATGCTTTCTTAGCAGCATCTAATTTTGTTATATTTTGTTTTATTCCGTCTTTGATAGTCCACTTTCGGTCATCTGCCTCCCAAATATCTCCTTCTTTATAATCTTGATCATGTTTAGCATAACCTACACTTTGACCTACTTTTTCTCCATGCTTACCTTGAATAAGGTTACGCATACGATTTACATCTTTTTCTGAAAATTGTTTATTTAACCCTTGGACTTTACTCATGAAACTAATTGTTTTAACTGATCTATTATTATCCTTATACCTTCATCTGATAGATTACCACCAGAATGAAGTGTTTTTAGTCTATTTATTATATCTAATGGTGGTACTTGTTTTGGGATTGCACCGTTATAAGGTACTAAGGGATTATCACTTTTAATTCTAGGAGATCCTCCCTCATACCCCCCATTTATTGAACCTAATTTACTCATAATCCTAATTTTTTAAGTTGTTGGATTGTATCTACTGCTGATGTATGTAGTATACCTACCCCTCCAGCTGCTACCCATTGATCTATGTTTGACTTTCTATCATCAATTAATATATGATTAGGTTCAGCATAATTTTTCTTATTGAAAGCTTGTGCTAGTGTTAATTTCACACCTGGTAGGTTATTTCTAACCCATAATCTTTTACCTAATCTTGAGGTTTCAGATCTAGAAGGTGATGATAATAGTTCTACATCAAAGTCTTTAATATAATCCCAATACTGTTTAGCATCTCCCATCCAAGGCATTCCTACCCAAAATCCAACTTTACCTTCACCATCAATTAATTTCCAAAAACCATCCTTACCAAATTTTTCTTCATATTCTCTAGGTGGTATTCCTTTTGAGTATTTTTCGAATGATTTGTCAAAATCTGTTAACACACCATCCATATCTGAGTATATCTTATATTTCATAGGTGGGGAAGATACGACCTCTTCTTCATATATCAAAATTTCTTTAACCATTTTTGTTAAACCAAAATAATCTTGACTCTCGTTTTTAGGTATACAATTATTAACTCGTTTACCGGTTTTTGGAGATATTTTAGTTTTTGGACTTCCTATTTTATAATCATCCCAACATGGATCTTCATCTTCATTTAATGGGGTATTATCATGCCCACATTCATGGCAAATATATAAATCATCTCCTCCATCTTTTATATCCCAACTCCAATCACAACTATCGCATTCGATTTTATCACCTACAATAGCTTCATTTAAACTATCAGTCCAATTTCTGAATGTCATTGTACCTTTTAAATTAGCTTCTGCTTCAATATCATTTAAATGATCATCTTCTTGAGTGTTTGTAGTTTGAATATCGCCTAATCTACCCTCTAAATTTTGTATGTGGTGTATCATTTCATGCGCGTAACTACGCGTTATATCTTTAGGATGTCTACCTTCTGTATATAGCACTATGGTTTGAGTGTTTGGATCATAATACGCAGTTTTACCTAAAAATTTACTGGCATTTTCTCTGTCATCTTCTATAAATTCTAACTTAGGTAAAGGTTCAATATTCATACCTTTATCTAACATATGTTGAGTTAGAGTAGCTAATTTATGTATAAGATTTATTTTTTTAGTATATGTAGCATTTTCATTTAATTGCTCTTTAACTACAGGACGTATAATATTAAACACTTCTAATTTTTCTTCTGGTGTTAAACCATTTGGTAAAAATTTTGATAATTCTTCTTCGGATTTTTTAGCTGCTTTTCGAGCATTAGTACCACTCATTCCTTTATCGGGTGTTATTATTACTTTTACTTTCATATTTGGGTATGCAGCTTCAATATTTTTAGTTCTAGAAGAAATATCTTTCATATCACCTGCATTATCATCACGACCCCCAATTACAAAATAAACCTCGTCTTCAGGATTATTTTTACCTAAACGAATAATATCACCAATAGGTGCTGTTGAGGGTTCAATTTTAACTTTCATAGGGAGATAATTAGCAAAGGTATCCCAAATTAAAATTGATTCATCTTGTGATATACCATCTCGTTCACCACTACCAACATAAATTATAAATTCATCTATTTCCGGGTTGTTTTCTAGTGCCGTTTTAACTACTTCAAAGTGGCCTGCTGTTGGGGGTTTAAACCCACCACCATAGGCTGCTATTATTTTACTCATTTTAAAAAGTTTTTTAATCTTGTTTGTGCCTCATCTTTGGATATTGATGAATCTACAATATTTTGTACAAATTTATCATTGAGCATAGATCTTAACTCTTCAGCATCTTGTGCTTTTTCTTTATCTCTACGAGCTTGTTGTTTTGGTGTTTTTGGTATTGTTCCCTCAGGCTTATAAGGCTCAAGATATTTTTTTACAATGCTATCCAAGTCACCTATTTCTTGATCCTCTAAAGTATTAGCTACTGATATAAAATTATCACCAAATAATTCTTGATATGGTGTATAATTTTTTGTTACATTTTTCCAAGTTTTCATTACTATAGCAGGTGCTAAACTTCTATCCTTACCATCAGATTTTTCATATCTGTCCTGATTCTGGTATAATGCACGTTCTAAATCAGTATAAACATAAAGCATAAATACACTATATCCCGCTTCTTCTAATTCACCTTTTAATTTAACAGCTTGGTTATATGAAGCACCTGTACCATCTAGTATAAATGATTCTTTACCTTCAATTGTGTTAGCAACATCACCCTTAAATTCTTTATTTGCAACTGCCATAGCAGAAGCTTGTTGGCTTCTTTCTTCAGGAGTTGCTTTTTTTAGATTAAGGGAAATATTTCCTTTCTTAAGAAGTTCCATGTAAATATCATCTACATTTAATATCTTTAAACCTCCTAAATCTAAACCTCGTAAGATATAACCTTTACCAGCTCCAGGTGCTCCTGCTAATATAATTGCCTTTGGGTTATCTTGAGCTTCTTTAAGTAAACTACCTTCAGTTAAATATTTTTTTAAGTTAAAATTGTCCATTTGAATATTTTGTTATAAATATCACAAAATTCGTTTAGCTTGCGTTTTAAATTCAGTAAATATTGGAGAATGTCTAGGAAATTCTAAATCAAATAATTTTTTTACAGTTTCAAATATATCTATATTTTCATCTTGTGTGCGTTTTGACTCATGCATTTCCCATCCTTTACCTTTTAGGCGTTTACCTTCTTTATCTTTACCCCTAGATTTTGATTTTAACCATAATACTCCTACTCTATCTACAGTTTTACCATAACATTCTTCATAACATTTAGCATAAATAGCCCCTTGTAAATCATGAGTTACTTGTAAGTTATTTGATGTTTTAAAATCAATAATCCACATTTCTGTCTTACCTTCTACTTCAATCTCACATACTAAATCACAAGTACCTGCTACCTTAATTTCATCTGAAAATAGGTGTACTTCAGCTTCAATTAGTGTTGGGGTGTATTCTTCCCAAAAATCAACAAATTTTAGGAACATCTGCCAAACATCTGGATTGTACATTGGGATACCATGTTGTAAGAAATTTAATTCTTTACCATTAAGATAATCCTCAATCATTTCATGTACTTGAGTACCTTCCTCAGCTGCTTTTTTAACAATCCAATCAGCACTATATCCTACTTTTTTTAACCAATCTTGGAAGTGTTTTCCTTTAGGGTAACAACTTAATACATAAGTTATAGATGGGTAATATTTACCGTTTCTTCTATAATATCGTGCATCTGGTAAGGTAATTTGCTTTGCATCTTCCGAAATTTCTAAAATCCTATTATAAGATTTTTTAATTGTTTTCTTTTTCATACTAATGATAATTTTTTCTCCATTAAATTATATTCTGTAAGGGGAGTTGATTTTTGTATTAAATTTGTAAATTGAGTAAATCCCATTTCACTAGGGTCTTTCCCTTTAAGTTCAATTAGATGAACTTCTTTTCCTTCATTTATAAACTGCTCAGCAAAATATATTGCCTTTTTTAAAGCATCATTATCTAATGCTATGTAAATTTTTTCAACTGTGGATGTTACAATTCGCTTCATTAAATTTTGTTGTATATTGTTGCCTAATAGCGGTATTGCGTTTCTTTTAATGGCTATGGCGTCAAATGGTCCCTCACACAGTATTAACGGTAATTTCCAGTTTATAAACAACTCAAATGGTATAATATCACGAGATGTTTCTGGGTTTCTATATTTTATATAAGGGTCTTTTTCAAATGAACGGCCTGTAAAGTAGTTTAATTTACCAGTTTCATCATAGGATGGAATTATAACCATATTAGTATATCTACCTGATGTGCAATACCCCATATTATATTTATCTACATCATCTTTTGTAATGCCTCTATTTTTTAAATATGCTACTGCCTTCCTACCTGCAATATTTGAGGTTGTAATATTTTCAAATAATTTAAATTCTTCGGGTAATTTTAAATCTGTAACAGATACAACTTTTTTATGTTCTTGTTCATTACCAATTAATTTAAATAATTCATCAAATTTTTCGGGAGCTGCTTTTACTTGTTTAAATAAAGATGTAATTCGAGTTCCTTTTTTATCACACACCCAACAATGCCAAGGATTATAACCTTTTTTATTTTCGGAAAAATTTATTTCTAATTTAGGTTTTACATGATTGCAATAGGGACATGAGTGAGCTTGATTGCCCCTAGCTGTCCGCTTGCCTGTTCCTATAACAGAATTAACTAGATTTACTAATAGTTCATTTATCATGAATCGTAATATACGAAACATATTTGGTGCATCAACGCTTAAATGAAATCTTTAGTAAAGAATTTTCCGAGAATATTGTCATTGAAGTATTCTTTTGGATTTTCTAAAACTTCATGTAGAAATTGATACTTAGTTTCAAAATATGTTAGTTCCTTTTTACTAGTACAAAATCTAATAATAGTACGTTTAAAGTTTTCTTCAGGTTCGCCTTTTACTAATTTTACTAAATGTTTATTTGAACTCCAATATGTTTTCCAATCTGATTCTTTAGATACTATTTTAAATTTAGGTGGTCTACCTTTTTGACCTTCAAATACTTTTAATTCTTTTTTACCTAATTTTTGCTTACGAGTAAATACAAGAAATTTTTTACCAATATAAGATTTATTAGATGGAATATGATCAATTCTATAAACAAATCCCATTATATGTTTATCTAATTGTTTTATGTCAGTTATTTCTTCTTTAAGATATGTCCAATTTATCATATATCGTAGTTTACAATAACTGTAGTATCTGTAAATTTTGATACTGGTAGTGGAAATGATAATTTTCCTACAGCTACTAACTGTTGTGCTTCATTATATAAACCTACACAAGTTACGTAAGGTTCAAAATATGAAGCTGTTGCCCATGAGTAATAATTTAAATCACCTTCAAATGATGAAGAAAGTAGAGATGGATTAGTTGAAACCCCAAACTCATTTTCTAATATAGTACACTTATATTGATTTTCGTGAATTGTAAGTGATGAGGAGAAATTAATACCTACATTTATTAATTCTTTAAACCCACTTTCAGACTCAGCTACAATAGTTGAAAAAGTATCCCAATCTGAGTCTGTTAATACTACCATTCCTTGGGAGTAAAATATTTGTCCCATAATATTAGTTACTTTACCTGGGATAGGGGTTATAGTTGGATCTATAACATTACCCTCACCATCATCAACTAATTGTCGTATTCCTGATATTCCATATGATCCTGTATAGTTTAGTTCAAAGGTATAAGGCATTATTTTTTCACCAAAAAGTTTTGTTGGTATTGAAATAATTGAACATCTACTTCTAAGGTTTCTTTGTTGAGTTAATGAAGATTGTAAATAATTATCATATAAAGGAGATTGAATGGGACCTGTTAATCTATCGTCTTCTCTTGTTACACCTCTTATTACACTAGCTGTGGTAAGATAATCTCCAGTACTTGAAGTTCTATAATTTGTATAGTATAACTGCTTAGCACTATTATAAACAGAATTGTAAGAAGATGTAAATACAAATCCTGTAGAATAATTATTGTAAGCTAAATAATCAACATCTTCTCCTTGAAAAAAGTTAACACCATAGTCAGAGCCAGTCATTACTGATCCTGTTAGGTTCCAACCTTTATCTGCTGTAAAAGGAGTTTGTGTAACGTCCTTAGTTGTGAATTGTTTCCATGCACCCATTCATTAAAAGTCTAATTTTATTCTTACAAGTAATTCTTTAGTAAAATCCTTTAATAGTGGTCTTGATAGTTTAGCTACTGCTACTAATTCTTGATCATCACTATATAAACCTACAGTTGTAATGTATACTTGAGGATCGTTAATAAATGAATTATATAAAACAGATCCATCTGATCCTGAAATAAATGATGGGTTGGTTGAGTAGTTAAAGTTTTGACTTCTTGCTCTACAGAAAATAAAATCAGATGATAGTTGCTCAGATGAATTTAATGTCCACCCACCATTAGCAGCTTGTCCTCCTGTTTCTAATTTTTGGTATAATAATTCAGGATTATTATCTTCAGTATTACTACCCCTAACAGTAGTTAAATTTGTACCACCATCAGCTACTAAACTATCTAAAGCTTCACCACTTAAAAGTAAGGTTGCAATGTCCGGTAAGAACCAACCATACGATCCCGAACCTTCTGACCAACCTTGAGTATTTACTGTAGTATTAACAGTACCTGCTGATCCTGAAACTATATTATATACTCTACCAGCATCTGAAAATATAGCTGCTTGGTTAACTTTACTATCATCTGTAAGACGTAAAGCACCAAGAGTCATTGTCCAAACTCCTGGAAGTAATTCTTCTTTATATCCGGATCTTTCTATAGGTAAAGCATAGAAGTAAGATGATGATTGATTACCAAATACAAAATTTGCGTTTTCATCTCCTAATACTAAATTTCTATATTGACCATAATTAGTTCTTGTTGGGGATAATTGAGGAACATTTGGGTTATATAATAAACTTCCACTTCCATCAGCGTCACAGTAAGCCATTGCAAATTGTATAGATCCTGTAGCTTCTACAGATGCCCATACATTATAATAAAACTGACCTGTTGAACTACCTACTTGGGTTGAAGAAGTATAATAATTAGTTAATGTTGGTTGGTTACCCTCCCACACTGTACTTGTTACATTCTCAGTACTAATTAATAAATCTTGAGATTCAAATGTTGAAAAAGTTGCAATTGTATTTTGAGGTACTGCAGTTGAAAAAGCAGGAATAACTGGTGATTCACCTGTTTGGTTATTTCGTCTTGCTGGGTTTTTATTGTCTTGGGCTGCCATATTTTTTTTTGTTTATGTTCTAGTGATTTGGATTGGAATTTGTATTCTTGCTCCTGAGTCTAAACCTATAATTGATAGTAAACTGTATAGTGTTGCTGTTGTGTTACCGGCTGCACCAAATAATGTACTAACACCAGTTGCTGTTAATACACACTGCATACCAATTACTGTTCTTGATACATTAGTACCATTAGTTTGCATTGATACTGCGTTTAAAGCAACAGAAGCATCAGTTGTAATACCTTGACCCATTACACCATTTTGACTAGCAAATTGTCTTACATCACTTACTGTAAATGAATATCCTGAAGATTCTTGAACTGAATTGTTACCTAAGTAATTTAATGTTTGAGGTGTAATTGTAATTTGTCCTGTTTGTTTTAAAGTAACTACTGATACTCCACCGGCTGTAACAACTGGCATTTTAGCTGTGTCTCTTGGAAGAGTTACTAGCTTATACTTCATCATTTGAGTTTCATCCGGAAATGCTTCTAATAGAGGCATATTTTGAATTGCTTCACCATAATAAGCAGAGCCTGATGGGTTTGTTGGATTATACAAAGTATAATCAATTTCATCATCTGACAAAGCGAATGCTCTTATGTTGAAAGAACCATCACCTCTAGCTAAGAGCTCTCTTCCTTTTGTTGTTAAGATAGCATCGACTGTTACTACCTGATTATTTAAATATCCCATTATTATATTGTTTTAATTATAAATATACGTTAATTTTGTTTTTAATCCAAGCTATATTAAGACTGCATGTTACTGTTGCTATTATCATTTGCTTCATCTGAAGAAAAGGCATTTTTAGCTTTTAATTGATTTATTATAGTTTGTACATTTCTTTTTTGTACTGCTGAAAAATCATTTGGTATTAAATATCCTGATGGGGATAATGTATTAATACCTGCAGATCCTGTTGGTGGGGTTTGATATACTATTACCCTATCATCAGCATTTACTCTTCTTCTAACTGTAAAACCATAAATTTCCCCATTTACAATATCATAATTAGAAGGATCAGGATAAACAGTTAATTGATTATATAATGAAGATGATGGTGCAAAATAATAATCAAATTGGAATAAAGTTTTCTTTAAACGGACAAAATAATCTTGATCTTCTATAGGAGATGTTGGGGTATCTATTACTGTAAAATCTTCTGTTCTGAAAAATTGTGGGTCTCCAGAGCCTGAATTGGGATTCCAAGTAACTCTTATTTCGTCTCCCTTATTAATAAGAAAGGGTATGTTAAAATCTTCATAATTATCTATTCCTGGTACTGAAGGAGTTAATATTGATGCTGAATTATTGACATTATTTGCTGTTTCGGAAATATTAAATGTGTGATAATTATCAACAGAACCGGTATTCATTTTAAAACCATCAGGTATTCCAAGTTGACCAAAATCAGTACTATTAAGAGGAAAATCTATGAATACTTTGCGAAGTTGAGCATATTTATTAAAAGAATGGATTACACCTAATCCAGGACCATATAATGTTTGAACGTGGTTGTTATAGGAAACTCTATCTAACCCAGTTGATGCTGATATAGCTATACCTCCACCTTGTAATATTAAAGTATTTGATCCTGTTGTCATCCAACATTTAGCTGTACCATAATTAGAACCTGATGGTACCCCACCATTTGGAAGTGCACCGGATTGTAAATTAACAAACTCTCGATTTACCTGACCGAGGTCTTCAGTATAATATAATTGATTCCACTCAGCCACATTAAAATTTATTGCCCTTAGGTTTGTTATTCTTGATGGTTCAGATCCTATAACCATATTATACTCTAAACCACCTTGATATATTCCTTGAGTTCCTATTTTTAAAGTAGAATAAAATATAGATTGGGATACAGATTTTGCAACTTTACCTGCATTATAAGCTACTGATATTTGTCTTCCATATTCAAAAGTACTTCTGACCTCCGATAAGTTATCATTACTCCCATCAATTTTAATAACTACAGGATTTTCAGGTGCTTTTGATCCTAATATAGCTTCTGTAGGGCATAAAATTAACTGATCAATGTTAAATGTATAAGTATCCCATAATTCATAATTTTCTTTTGATGATTTATAGTGAGCAAAGTAAATTGGGTTTTTATCAATTACTGAAGTTTTACCAAAACTAACATCACCATCCCACCCGGATCCTGATACTTGTGTTGCGCTTCCTGTTATATTATTTAAAAATGTAATACTTCCTGATGGTGTATAAGTATTATAATCAGCACTTTCTAAAGTACTTCCTACATATCTTGGAAGAATTGATGCCTTTTGAGTATAGAAACTATCTGGTATTTGTGCTTTTTTAGCTGTTCTATTAACTATAAGATCGAAGTTTGAAGGAACAGGACCATCAGCATATTCTACTACTTGTATGTATGTATTATCTATACTTTCAGATACATTATTAATTAATGGGTTGAAATTAGAATTATAAAATGTTTGAGATGGGGATGTAGGGTCAAACCATAAAGTTTGTGGAGATTGTGATCCTGTTGGAACAAATAAAGCATTTAAAGCACCCCCAGTATTTGGTCCAGATGATCCCGTAAATTGTTGACTTGTTAGAGGAGTATATCTAAACCCTACTGATGTTCGATCTGCGGGGGATTGATATGTTACGATTCCATTAATTGATTGATTATTTGCTTTAAAGTTTATAGGTAAACTTTCTGGTGTTCCTGAATAATTTGTAATATCAAAATCAAAATCAGGAGCATTTAGTAGTGTATCTGTATTATCTATTTCTAAACCTGTTGTTGGATCTATACTTCTTTCATTAACTACTAAAGATAAGGGTGACCAAACACCATAATCACTAAAGGAGCCAGTCCATGTACTTCCTATTAAATTTAAACTAGCACTTCCTATTTCAGGGAGGGAAGGGGGTGTTGATGTATTGTAAGCAAAGTATGAAAAATTATTAAAAGTATCGTAATTTGAAATCCTTATTTCCATCTGAATTGAGCCTGTAAAAACACCAACGGGATCAGGAAATGGGGTTGGATTACCACTATTAACATCAACTAAGCTTATATATCTAGCATTTTGAAGATAAGCATCAGCATACCAATATTTACAAAGACCTTCTGTGAGACCTGCATTATTAATATAACCTGCTGTTTTTTCAATTATATTATTAGCACCCAACATAGTAGAAATGATTATATTATCATCTAAACCTCCCATTTTTCCATTATTAGTTTTAAATGCAGTATTTGGGGCAGCTCCTATACTATCAATTGAGCCTGATATATCCATTTTAAAATATGGACCTATAGTATTTGTTGCTACATAATTAGGGGATGATGGTAGAGCTTCAATATCTATTAAGCCTGATCCTTCTCTTGGGGGTAGAGGGATTTCTATTCTTGGAGCCAATTGCCAATTATTTTGATAACCTCCATTAGATGTATGAGATAAACCAAACGCAGCTCCAGGTTCAAATGAATTATTTGATCCAATACCACTACCTAATGTAGATGCTACATTTGAAAATTGTATTCCATCTATGTAAAATCTATTTTCTATATCTGGGTCTCTATTTAACCACACAGATCCTGTAGCATTAGTAGTTTGGGATGACGCCCAACTATCAAACTGATCTTTCCATCCTTTTTGTGATGGGTTTCTAGTGTAAAATTCCATACACATAGAAAATGAAGGATAAGTATCAATTACAGAAAGATAAGTATAACTATATTGCCCAGTACTTGAAGTAATTGCTACTGTATAATTTATATCTAAATTTGGATCTACAGTATAAGGATTATTTTGTAGTGACTGTGAAGTAACAACTATTGTACTACCACTATACTCACCATTGTAAAACTCAGTTGATGATGAATCTGTAAAATTAATTAATCCTGCTGGAGTTTTATGAGCTCCATTCCAACTTTGTGTTACAGGAACAATGTTAAATCCAGCACCACTGGATGATACTTTACCCTCTAAATTTGGTGGAACATTACCATGTAAACCACTTAATGTTCCTATATTAATATTACCTGTTATTTCTATATTTCTATATGAAATTGCACTGTTCATTCCAGTTTCAGTTGGAGATACATCCCCAGCTATAGATCCTGTTTCTGATGTGTATGCTATTATAGTATTTGGGTTAACTCTTACGGGTCGGACACGATTACGCTCCAACATATTTTGCTTGATTATAACGCCGGTAGTCACACTAGTACGAGCTGGTACGTATGACTTAATTGCCTTAAATAAGGAATTGTCAAAATATTTAATTAATCTTAAATAATCTTGAATATTACCTGTTGTATATTTTTTAAAGTATTCTTCTGATATTTGTCTTAATTTAGGATAATAATCATCCTGTGAATCAAAGAAGAATCTTGGATCTGCTATGACTGAAGAAACGGCACCATAACCAAAAGCAGCGATGATATCATCATTTACTTCATCTTGTGGTGAAAAACCAACTTCTAAACTTGTAATATCTTCAGTATAACTTTGACTAATTAAGTAGTTTTGATCTATACTTTGGTATTTTGATAAAACCTTACCATAAGCATCTCCATCTTCTACTTGTATTTTATTTGATACTCTATTTCTAATTCCTATTGAAGGTTGATCTAAGAAATAAGTTTCTACATTTGTTTTACTATATACAGATCCACTTAAATTTCCATATTCTATAAAATCATAACTTGAAGTTATCCCCCCAGTTGCGGGGTTATAGAAAGAACCTGTAATTACTACAACAGCTGAGCCTGTAATTGCAGGGTGAACTGATGTTTGTTTATTGGTAAATTCATTGCTAAATCCTACCCCCCCATAAGGATCTACATCATAAAGAGCAGTACCATAACTATTAGTTGCTTCCGTAACTTCAGCAATTGCTATAAATTTATATTCTAATTCATTACCTAAAGGTGCTCTAAAATTTACTATATCAAATGAGCTTTCTGATCCTGTAATATTATTTCCCTCAATAGATTCTGGATTCATTACAAAATCATTGAATACTTCTTTTGAAATATTATTTGAATAATATCTAAATTCTTGAAAAGATCCTGAGAATATTTTACCATTTTCATTAGATATTTCAGTCATTATATCTGAACCTGATACATAACCACCAACATAAACACCATCAACATTTGTAACACCATAGGAATTCCAAGCATTATTTAGTGATGTTTTAATTGAACCACTATCAGTATTATAAATAGCTTCATCATAAAAACCTCCACCATAACCACTATTAAAAGGTATTGGTGCTGAGCTCATACTTACAGATCCAGAAAATCCTAAAGAATTACCATCCCAGCCATTATCTTGTTTATTAGCGGCAAACATAGTGTAGGTAGTTGGAAGAGAATCATCAGCAATACTTACGTGTTGATCTCTTTGAAGTAAAACACTCCACCATCCTCCATCAAAGAAGGGTAAATAAATATCATCTGATACCTGAACACCTCCATCTGCTTGTGAGGCAGACATATAAAATCTTAATTTACCATAATTGTAGTAATCACTAAAACTTGAACCACTGTAGGAGCCTGTAGGTTGATCTTCATAAAATAAACTAATACCCCAATCCATCTGACTGTCATTAGTACCGTTAGATTTTTTAACTATTATTGATTGACTATAAAATGAACCACCATAACTTGATGAAGGTGGACCTTTTGGAGCTTTAAATCTAAGAGCAACTCCATCAGGTACTACATATGCAGGTGATGAGCCTGAGCCTGCAAATGATGGAACTGTAGTTATATCAAATACTGTTGGACCTGAATTGTTTGGGTATTGATTAGCAAATCCTACCCCAATGGTAGGATCGTTAAGAGAATTAACTGCCTGTGAATATGCCCAAATTTCAGATGCACTTGACCATCCTGTAGATCCATCTTGAACAATGCTTAATTCATGAACTCTAGAACCACTAACCTTAAGTACTGTAGCTCTAAAAATATTATTACCACTATACCATGATTGTGGGACATCTTGATTACCAAATGGATTAATAGATGAGGCTAGTGAAATTATATCACCCACATTATAATCCCAACCACCTGCAAATGTGTTGGTATCAAGTGGAATAGTGGAACCATCCGCCCCATAATCTGCTACTTGTAAGTTATAGAGAACATTACCTATAATATCAAATTTAACAAATAAACCACTACCACCCCCAGTTATTGTTCCTGTTCTTGTACTTAAGGAAGATGTTGTTCCTACTGTCCAATTATTATCTGTAATTATTTGAGTTGGACTTCCATCTTGTAAATCAGCACTAGTTACTGAATATTGGTAATCTGCCCCTGACATTGAATTACCTAAAGTACCATTTATACTATTTAATTGAGCTGCTGTAATTGTTATTATTGAAGAAGTTGTATATCCTAAACCCCCCCGTTGACCAGTACCATTACTATTTATAAAAATCCTATCTATTCCTCCACTTAAATCGGAGTAAACAACAATTTCACCACCAACTCCTCCACCAGTTACTGTAAAATAACTATCTATTCCATTTAAAACTCCTGAGTTGGTTTGAGTGTTTGCTCCTGTTATAGTTACGGGAGAAAATACTTTAACATCATTAATTAAAGAGCTACTAGGTATTAATCCTTGTGGAGCTCCATTATTAGCAATAGTACGTAATGTAGAAAGTCCTCCACTACCTAGGTTGGGTCCTCCAAGTCCAGATCCAGTTATTTCATATTGATTTGATGTTCCTGGGGTGCCATCATAAGACATAACCCTACCACCTAAAAACTGACCATAACCTTGATTTACAATTGTAGTTGGGTTAATAATTGGGTTTGGTGGGTTATCTGCAACTATTTTATTTCTTAGTAAAGGCATCCATGGTATTTTAACGGATGAACTTGCCATAAAATTCTGGGCTGCTACAGGTGTGTATGTGTAGTTATATCTATTATACCATAAATCATAATCATCAGTATTGTCTCTATTCTTACCTCCAAATTCGTTAATACGAAGAATTGTATTTGGTATACCCCAAACATTGATAAGTTGTCTTAAACCTGATATTGTACCTTTCTTTTTTGTAAGGTAAGCCATATTATGATAAAGACGTTTGTAAATTTCTTTACTTACTTTATCAATAGCATAAGGCCAACCATATTCTATAAATTCTTCTACATAATCAGCCCATGAGTAATCGTAATCCCAATAAAGCATTACACTACCACCATTTATTGCAATATAATCAGTAATTAATTCACTACCTGTTGGGGGAGTATATGTACCATTATTTTCACCTGCTAAACCTATAAAGTTATCTTGATTATCATAATTATTCCCAAATGTTTCAAATCCTAGACCCTTAATGGCATCAGCTGCTAGATCTAAAGGTAATCCTTTTTCGGGATCATTTGTAGTATTATATCTTTCACTTAATGCTTTTGTATACATCCAAACTTCATCAAAAGATTGACCAACCATATTGGAAAATGTAGTATAGTCATCATTATTACTATTTTCAGTAATAAAAGTAGGAATAGTATAATATAAATAATTTTGATTATCTTCATCATACAAAGAAGCAGATAATAAATAACCACCATAATATTGAGATCCTTCTACATCACTACCAATCCATTCTACTACTTCTTGATCTGTTGTTGGTAATAGTGGGAATGGGTAATATGAACCGGTTTTTGGATAAGCAAAAGCTGATGATGTATTATAATATAAATAATTTTCATAACCGTCAAAATTTTCAACTAAATTGGTTATTGAAGATTGTGCTGATGCTAAACTTTGTGATACTGGTGTTACTGTTGGGTTTGAACCTGTTATAGCTATAAGAGCTGATATATCAGCTTCATGAGATTGAATCTGTGTTACTTTTTCAACAAAGTTATTTAGTCTTTCCTTTGCAGATGAAAAATTAATGAATTCTTCAAATGTATCATATGAATAATTTGGTGTAAGAGTTACACCTGTTTTATTTAATATATTTAATACACTATCAACCGAGGCTGATGATGGAGAATTTAATAATTCTTCTTTATTTTTTAATGTAGTTGAGTTATTAATTAAATCCTGTAGAGGAATATTAATATTAGGTCCTTTAATATAAGTAGCATTATCAATAAAAGATCTAAAATCTTCTTCAAATTTTACTTTATAAGATACAGTTTCACCTACTTTAGTAGCAACATAAACTTGAGAACCTGTTGATATTGAAGGATCTAATTCATTATATAGTTTAAGAAGAATAGATGCTTGTTCATCCTCCTGTTCAAGAAAAATATTAGTACAAATTTCATATCTATTATCAAATAATCCAAGATAAAATTCATCAAAATATTCTTGTGAATTAAATTGTTGGCGGAATTTCTTATAAGTACTTCTAATATCTCCATTGGATATTGTATTAGACTTAATTCTAACCTCAGTTCTATCTCCTGATATTTCTGATATATAATATGTATTATCTATTGATGAACTTAATTCATAGTTTATAAAATTATATAAAGCATAAACTTCACCATTATCAAAACCTAAATTATAAAGATCAACAGGTGGGTTAACTTCAATATAATCTGTAGGAATAGAACCCGTAGATGAAACTATTACTTCTAAACCTTGATCATCAGTAAAATCAGTAGGAACTTCAGTATTTGCTGAATTTTGTGTTATTTTCCAATCTTTAAAATCGTAATTTCTACTAATGATATTCTTTTGAGCATCATAAGCATAAAATTCTACTATATTTTCTGTAGGGGCAAAAGAAGATGTTAAACCTGAATTAGGAATAATAGCTTCATCCTCAGGTGTAATAAAACTATCAGAAGTTAATTCACGAGGAGCTATAGGCATCATGGACGCACTTATAGGAATTTCTACACCACTAAGAAAATTATTATTTTCGTATTCCATTTATTTACTATTATTATTGTTGTGAATCAGCAAAATTATTAATAACTTCTACCATTTCTTGTCTAACTTCTAAATTTTCTGCTCTTAAATCTGCTATTTCTTGTAATAAAGCCTCTATTTCTTCTCTATTTGGATCATAATCAATAAATTCTCCACTAGTTTCAACTAAATATTGGTGAGATGTTTGCATACTAGGTGAGCTTGAGTCCGGATTTGAATATTTTGGGATTTCATAAAAATATTTGTTATATAATATCCAAAAATCTTCTTGGGTAGCCAAATTAATATCAAAGAAAGATGGATCTAATGGAGATATAAGTTGTGTGAATTCTGTACTTACAGTTTCATTAAAAGCTTCTCTATCAAATACTTGTCTTACTATTTGAACTTGTTTACTATTATCCATTATCCCTTAGCTATTTTAAACATTATATTTTCATCAAATACTTTAACTTCACCATTTATTGAAGTTTTTACTAAAATTGTATAATATCTTTCAGGCTCTAAACCATTACAATATAAATCAAAGAAACTTGAAGTATCATCAGCACTAATTCTTGTATATTCACTATCAAAATCAATTACAAATTCATTAGTTTCTGTATCTTTTACAGCATATAAAGATTGTGATTCTGGTAGGTAATAATTTGTTGAGTATAAGGAAGATGTTAGAAATGTTCTATCAGGGTATTTAGGCATTGCCGCAAATCTTAATCTTGGAATACTTTGTGAATAATAAGTTCCTTGATTATTATAAACTGATATAAAACTTTCTACTTGTGGTAGAACTACATTTGTAGATGAACCTGTAGAAAATATATAATCATTAAATCTAAATTCTAATTGTGGTGGGTAGATTGTATTAGTATCTATTGAGAAAAATCTAAATATAGTAGTATTAGCTTTACTATTTATAAACTCAACATTATCTGGATTTTTAACAATAAATCCTTCATTTTTAAATCCCTTAGTATTATCTAATGAATAACTATACCAAGTTTCAACTGTATTTTTTACATCAACTACAACATCCTTAGTATCTGAATAGTTAAAGTTTTGTGATTGAGAAATCGGATCTAAAGTTGAGGATAAATTTGAACCTGTATACCAATTACCACCACCTGGTAGAGTAGATTGAAATGATGCTGTTACATAAGGGTCAAAACCACTTTCTTCCCAGGATGTAGATCCTGAGTATTTTAAGTATGTCCAACTTGTACCATTTGTTACTATAGGTAAATCATTAAATCTACCAGTACCCATATCCCAATTACCCCATGTTGGATAAAATTCTAGTTTTTGATCTGCATTTAAACCTGTTACAACAGCATTGAAGTTTCTTAAGTAAACGGCATATTCTCCATTTGTAATTTTATTTTCATACATTTCTGTAATTTGAGATGTAGGAAATTTAATTAAATATCTACTAACTTGTGGTACAGAATTAGCAAGATACATAGATGATTCTATAATCTGATCTAATCCTGTATTTTGGGAAGGAAATTCAGTATAGAGTGTAGCATCTTTTTCAGGAAATATTTTATATATAGCCATTGTTTATTATATTAAGTCGTTTTTTGCATCATCTCTAAATTTAACCATTGCCTCCATATAGGTGCTTTGGGGAGTATAAGCATTTAATGTAAATTCTTTATCTTTACCTTCTCTAGTTTTTAAAGCTGGTCCTCCTGGTGTTGGTGTTAATGGGAGAGGTGATGAGCCAAGTGCTTTATATTGACCACTTGGTATATTTGTTGAGTTTGTTCTATTAGGTCCTCCAGTTACTCCTTGAGCTACACCAGCTTCATCACTTTCAACATCTAAAGCTGTAATCGTTAATGATTGGCTTAGTCTTGTTTCTTGTAACTGTGTACCTGGTATAAAATATGGATCTGTTGATGAGTATTTAGTTTCAAAATTATACTGTGGAGCATTTATAGGTCCCCCTAATGGTGCTTTATCTGTAGTATCTAAATTTGTTTTTCCTAAACTATCTATTATTGAATCTGCCATATTATTTTATTTTTATAAAGGTACTACTCTACCTTTAATATCTACATTAGGATTTTTTACTTCAAAAATCATAGGATCAATTGATGGGTAAACTACTTGATTTATTGTTGCTCCTTGTATATCATAAGCATAATCACTATAACCTAAAGCTTCTCCTACTAAATTATTAATATTTACATTTTTAACAGTTTGAACACCTTCTACTTTATCTAAAAGAATAAATAAATCACTTAATAAAATTGGTTGGTTTATCTGCCATTTATCTATATCAAAGAAACTGGATAAGGATGTAATACAATCAGTAATTGTTTTATTATTATTATAATTAGGTAGGACTATTATATCAAATATTACTTCTATATTAATAATAAAAGCATCTTTAATTTTAACAGAATCATTTATCATTCTATATTCTGCTAAATATGTTGTTAGATTAGCTTTCATTAAAGATGATGCAGTTCGTAATTTACCAGTAGAATTATATGTTAAAACAAATAAATCTAAAATTGTAGGTAATTCACCAGGATTATAACCATCTATCTTAGTGGGTGAAGCGTATGCTTTTGCTATAGTACCTAAATTAGAAGGCATAGATAATGCTCTAATTAAATAATCTTCTTTTGTTACTGTACGTAGCTGATTTTGAAAGTTACCTACAGCATTTAATCTTAATTCTTCTGTAGTATCTCCATCTTGACCACCATCAGCTGCTAATGGGTTAATTGATGATACTGAAGAGAATATTTGATTTGCTAAAGCTGTATCAGCTAGATTTGGGTTAATAAATGTAAAATTACTATCATTTAGTACTGTTAAGGTATTTGCTTCAACATTAGATGCAACTCCACCTCCTGTTAAATATCTTACGGTTAAAGTTGTATTATAGGGAGCAATACCATAAGTATTAGTATATACAAAATTTAAAGGTGAAAATGCTGTCGTTAATTGATCTCTTTCAAATGGTAAACCTAAACCTACATTATCTGGATTTGGGACAATTTCTTCATCATTACTTCTTGTTGAACCGGCTCCAAATTGGAATTCTAATGATCCTGAATTTATAAATCTAGTTACAAATCTTCTTTGTACTTGTTTTAATTTTAATAAATATGGGGCATCAACTTCTTGGTTGTATGTTGGGTCGTTTTGATTTGTGTTTCTAATCGTATCAAATACGTTTTCCTGCGCCATGTTTGGGACTTCATACCAAGTATTGCCATCGCTATCTACTACGTCTAATACGCCTATAATATTAGGAGTAGAAATAGTTCTTACATCATATTTTTTTGATGTTGTAAAAGTAAATTGAGTAGAGTTAATTGCAGCTGATATTGCTTTTCTTGTTTTTTTAATTAAATAATATGTTGGGTTATCATTTGATATTTGGTAAACTGTAACTTCTGTAGGATCTAATGAACCTGAAGCTGAAAAATCAATTATATCTTCAATTATAAATTTTTGAGAAGCATCATTATCCGATACTATTTGTGTATTTTCAGGAATTATCATAGCATAATCAAAATCTGGAAAATATTCTCCTGCTGATTGGGATGCAGGTAGTTGTTGGTAAAAATCAATATTTACAGAAGCTGCTGTTGTTACTTTTGGCTCATAACCTAATAAATAGGCCATCTGATATAAATTTTCCTGTTGTCTTGCCTTTTGTATAAAGGTTTCTTGAATTTGGTTATCTAAATAAAATGATAAAACATCACCCACATAGGATGCCATCTCCATAAATAACATACCTGTAGATGTATCTGTAAAATCATTATAGGTATCTGGAAAATATGTTTTAGAATATTGTATTAAGGAATTTCTAAACTGATTAAAATCCTTATCAACATATCTTATGTCTCTTTTTAAATCTGCCATTATTGTAGTAATATAGTTAAATCATCTGTTATTCCAAAATTAGCTATTGTATATGTTAAGGAAAAATTGATTGTGTTGTTGTCTGGTGTGTTTATAAATTTTACTTCTTTAATATCAACTTGTGGGAAATAAATATTAATATCATTTTGTATTATCGATTGTAGTTCATCTGTTGTACGATCTAAAACATTTTCAAATAATAAACTTCTTAAATCAGCCCCAAACATAGGATTAAATACTCTTTCACCTTTATTGGTTAATAAATAATTAATTAAATTTGCCTTTGTTTGTTCCCGAACTGTATAAGTTGGTACAAAAACAGCAGGACCGTTTATAGGAAAACCAAACCCAACTGCCTTTCGAGCAACTGAGTCAATTGGAAATCTATTATTTATTATTCTTGCCATTTTAACGATTCATTAATCCTGATATTTGAGACATATCTACTTCACCTTGTGGTAAAGTTCCATTTGATGAATCAAATCCTTGTTGAGGGTTGAAAGTTTGAGGAACATTATTTGATGTTAATGTTGAGGCTGTATCTCCTAAAATATTTTTATATGCTGCTCTTTTATCCTCAGCAGACATCATAGGCTGTTGAGGTGGGAGAGAATTTTGGTTCTCTACAATTGCTGGAGGAGAATAAGTTTGTGGTTGTTGTGCGATAACTGTAGGAGTCTTAACAGCTTCCAATAAGATATCTTTTAATTCTTCTTGAATTGCTTCTCTTACTGCTGTTTTTATTAGGTTTTTTAATTCTGATGACTTCATTTTTATTATAAATATTAAGTTAGTTAATTTTTTGCATGTTTATTTTTCATTATGTTTATTGTTGAGAATCATATGTTACGATTAAAGATGATGATTGGTTGGAATTAATATATTCAGCTGTTTGATTATTAAAATTTGTACCATATCGTCCCCCATTCCAAATTATAGCCTCAATATAATATGTACCTATTTTAGGATAAGTAAAGGTATAAATCCCTACTCCTTTATTTACTTTAAGAAGTTTTATATTTTGATATTGAGATCCAGAAGCAGCATTAATTTTAATTTCCACCTCTCCTCTTCTATAAGGTTGTTTAACTCCATCATTATAATTTCCAACACCTGGGTTACCATAACCCCAAGGGGATTGTGGTGTAAACCCTCCAGTATCAACTGTAAATGTTATTTTAGCACCTGGTGAATTAACTTTTGCTTTTAACCTTATAGCACTTTTTGTAGGTAAACCTTTAGTTGCTGATGTTAAAGTACCACTAGAATTTCTAGTAGAATTTAAAAATAATGATTGGCCAATATCAATACTATATGGAATATTTTTATATGGGTTTGAACCGTACATTTGCTGCTGCATATTTGATTTCATTCCACTTAATTGATTCCAATTTGTCCAACTTTCCTGTATTACTTCAATTGGTGATGGAAATGATCCTCCTGTATTGCTTGGTGGTAGGGGATTAGGACCTATTGTATTATTATTAACAGGGCCTGCTATTGTAATTTTACCTGGTGCTAATGTTTGTGTATTATTAGATTTTATCCATTCCTTCCAATATTTTGTATAGTTTAAATTATCAATTCTAAACTTTGCTTCATTTATTAAGACTTGGGTGGATGCACTAAATGAATATCTACCACCCACTAAATTATAAACTTCTAAACCTAAATATACATTACCCGCAGATGTATCTTTATTTGTTGCTTTAATTCTTCTTGAAGGGAAAGAATATTCTTGTTCTTGAGTAATAACTCCTGTATCAGAAATTACTTCTACAGTTTCATATTCAACCATAAATACAAAACCTTTATATGCAAGTGGATTTGCTGAATTTGGGGATAATCTATCTAAAAGATCAGCATCAGTATTTGCATTTAACGCAGGATTATCAAAGTCTCCGGAGGTAGCTGCAATGTTAACTATTTCTAAAGCTAATTCGTCTTGTTCTTGGGGTGTTAAAGGAACACCAGTACCACCTTCATTAGTACCCTTAACTATTTCTCCCATACACTCATTAAAAAGAATATCTAATTCTTGGAGTCTTGCAATTGTTTTAGTAATTGCATCCGATATAATTTTTGATAATGGAGCTACTATTGATACTGTTATTTTAGCTGATGTTAATAATTTATCTAGTTGATCTAAGGAATCTGATAAAATTGTTATAACATTAATAGGAATACCAACACCAGGGGGGAATGAAGTTGGAATTGGAATTAGTTTAATTATTTTTACTGCTATACCTACAGTTGTTACTATACCATCAACGGTTGCTGCTGCTGTATTAATAGGATTAAAAACTACTAAACAAGCTTCTAACCCTGATTGGATTTGGTTTTTTTGCTTAACAATAGCAAGTAATTCTGCTCTAGGAGGACATTGATCTTTAAATTTATCTTTTAAAAAATCAATTACAATATCCATCTTAGTAACATTAGATATTACTTTATATACTGCTTTGCCTATTAATTTATTTAGAAATTGCATTATTTAGACTTGCTTACTTTTGATTTATATTTTTCAATCTTAGTTACCATTTGATTAGCATTAACTTGTAATTGTGATGCAGCCGCTAATACTGCTCCATTAGGTCCTAATGTTCCTCCTATATTTCCACCTAAACCCGTTACTAAACCCGTAGCTAAACTAACAAGATTTTGTGCTAATTTACTAAAATCCGTTAAAAATATATCACCTAATATTACGGGTTCAGTTGCATTTTTATCACCTAAATATATTTCAGGGGATTGGATTACTGTTAATGGTGAATCTATGTTAACACTATCAACTGAATTTAAATTAATAGTGGTATTAGCACTTAATAATATTGAATCTACTTTTGAATTAAATAGTAAACGGCCAGAATTTAAAATTATTTGATCACCTACATATAAATTAGTAGACTCAGGAGCACTTTGGTATGATTTATAACTTTTACTTGCTACTTCAATTGGTATTTTTTGGGTAGTTGTTAAATATACACTTGAAGGATCAAGATTTATGTCTTCTACTTGTGGAATCCAAGGATCATTACTTTCTTCATATTGACCATTTTTAATAATAGTTATAGGATCACCATCTTCTCCATCTTTAGACCAAGGGTTTGGTGGGTTTGAATTTTTAACAGTTGATCCAAACCTAAGTGATTGTCCCCATCTCCCTTGATGTATTACATCCCCAGCATAGGGTTGTAAATTTCTAATTGAATCTGATCCTTCTATTTTTTCATTAAATGTATGACCTAAATCTATATTAATATTTGAATCATTAACTACTCGAGGATTCCCTGCAGCAGTTTGTTGATTATTTTGGGTTTGTGATGCAGGAACGGTTGATGGGCCATGTACTGGATCTGGTATAGCATTATGATGTACGCTATTCCATATGTTTATAGGTTGAAAATAATAATAAGATACATCATTTACATCAGATTGAACATTATTATTAGGTAAGGGTATAATATAAATTACTTCATTCTTTAAAGGAATTACTGAAGAATTTGGAAATAAAGGTTTTGCAATATTATTAGATAATGCAGATTTACTAGCATTTGATTCATTTAATTTAGAGAAAAAAACACTACCTACAGCACTCCACTTTCCATTTTTTTTAAATTCTTGAGGGTAGGATTTATCTTCAAGTATAATTGATATTACCCTAGCACCAAATATACTAATATCTCCACTACTGCTAGTTTTAGAATCTACACTCTGTTTGATTGGCATATTATTTTTCCTTTATTTGGAGTTTTTCCATTTCTGCTAGAAGTTGTTCTTTTTCTTCATCTGAAATTCCAAGCCCTCCATCCTCACTTGCGTTTTGAAGTGCTCTCTGAACTATTGTAGCCATTTTAATTAAAGCATCATCATTCTTAACACCAATCTCCATATATTCTTTAATAAGTGGTACTATAAGAGTAGCATCTCCTATTTCTTGAACTAAAGGTTTTAATTCTGATATAAGTGCTACTACTTGAGCGTCTCGTCTTTTTTGGTTATTATAAATTTCCTCAAGTAAATCCGAAAATTTTTTATCACCAAAAACGTATGATTCTAATTGTCCCATGTTGTTTTTGATTATAAATATGTGAATTTAAAACTATTTTGGAGGAAAATAACCGTGTTCTAAATAAAATAAGTATTTTTCTTTAAATATGCCATATAACTTATTTGCTATTTTAGTAATTTTAGGTGTTTTAACATCAACCATCTCACGAATGTAAATATAAAGTGCCTTTTTATTAAAAACATCAATATTATCTCTTTTTCTAAATAATTCTAAAATTGCATCTGCAATAGAAGCATCGTTACCTTTTGGAAAGAGGGTATAAATTCTATCTGTACAATACTCAACATATTGATCAATAAATAATGATAAACGATCCTCATATTTGTGATGTTTATTTTCTGTAAGTCCTCTATTACTAAATTCTTCCTCTTCTTCAATTTTATTAACATCTTCCATTCTTGATGATGATAAAATAAATGATGGATCAGTTGTATCTAATTGAGAATAATGGTTTAGATCTGATATTGATATATTTTTTATTTTATTGCCATAGTTTTTCTGATTATATACAATAAGCCAACGTTTAACTATAGTGCCAAAATATGAGTATGCTTTAGCTCCATTCTCAGGATTAAATAAATGAATTTTTGATAGTAGAAATGTTATTATTTCATGTTGTAAATCTTCTAAATTATCAACTCCATCAGTATGGTAAAATTTAAAAGTATGGATAATATTTTCTGTTAATTTGTAAAAAGGCCAGTGTATCCATTCAGAATATAAGTCACTTCTTTCTTCGGGATCAGAAGAGCGATTGTATCTAACAATCGCATTTTCTGTATCTTTTGAAAAGTATACTTTCTTTTGGGGTTGGGCTTTATGCCTTCTTATTATGTCATCCATAAATTTCTATAATTTTTTTAATTTAAATTCATTAAGAATATCTTGGATTTGTTTGATTTGCTTAAAGAAAAAACCTACCTCATCATCTGATGAAAATGAACCTTTAATATCTATTTTTTTTAATTTTTCATCTGATGCTTCTATTACTCTTGAAATTTGATCTAAATACTGAAGATACCCAACAACTATATCTTCGGAAGATTCATTTTTTCTAAGTAAATTCCAAGTAGTGAATAATAATATTAAAACTGCTATTACTAGTAATGTTATAACTATTGTAGTTGATGAAATCATAATTTATCAAATATATTTTTTAAACCTTCACTTTGAATAGAACTTAATGCTTTATTTTTAACTGATGATTTTTTATTATTATTCAATGTAAAATTTGAGTTTGAGGTATCCACATTATTTTTAAATTTAGGTAACCATTCAACCTCAAATTCAATCCTAGCTGCTAACATATCGGCCTGATGTAAAATAAATGGAAGAGAAGTACGTGGTTTTTGCTCTGGCATCCACCCTTTTAAATATTTATCATTTGCTGAGTCGTACAAACCATCATGTGTTTGGATACCAATCATCTCATTAAATGTATATGATATGCCATGTTCTTGAAGAAGAAATAAACCACGATCTGGAACTGATGCGAAAGCTAATTTTTTATTAAATGTATAATCTTCACCTAACTTATCCTTTCTCCATTTATCTGTTTGGGGTATATAAGCTTCATGTTCATTATCACCGATTTTACCTAAATCATGATTGATTGCTGAAAATACTAACTCTTCAGTAGTAAATGTAGTCATATCACAACCAAAACCTTCCCAAAGACCTGACATAGATAAAGATGCTTTAACAACTCTATTAACATGATCTACATAACCACCTGGGAATGCAGAATGGTATTCTTTTTTATGAGATGCGGGCATCATCATAATTCTCTCTCCATACTTGTTATAAAAATCAAGTAATTGTTTTTTACGCTTACCTGTTATATAAGTTTCAATATTAGATAGAAATTCTACCCAATTCATTTGGATTTGTTCTGCTGTTAGCTTCATAACTTTTATTTTGTATTATCCGTTAATATGTGATGATTCTCTTTCAACTAGAGTTTCTAAATCTTCAATTTTATTATATAATCTTTTTATCTCTTTTCTAAAATCCTCTATACTTCCCCCTCCACGAGCTACTGTAAGATCTAGAGTTTTAACCTGGGATTTAATGTTTGTAAATCCTCTGTCAACCAATTCTTTGTTTCTAAATGCCATAATGTTTTGTATTTATTTTATATATTACCCCAATATACAATAACTCCACCACCCATCCTACCTATCATCATAATCTCTTAATCCTCATATTTTCCTAAATATCTTTAAAACCTGTACCTCCAAGGTACCCAAAGTTTTTTTAATATCCAAGTTTAGAGGTGGAATTCTTGAGATTTTTTTAGTATTTTTAATAAATGGGCGCACTTTTCATACTCCTCAATGTCCTGGAAGTATTTGATTGATAGTTCTAAAGAAGTTTCTAGAATATCATCACCATATTCAATTATATTTAAAATATGATTTTCATTACTCATATCAATTTTTTTAATGTAATACCAAGCTTTGTTATAAGCAACAAACTCTCCAGCTTTTTTAACATCTTCAATATCTAATTCATGATTAGATTCTTTAAAAAATTTAAGTGCCTTCTTTTTAAAATTGATATGATTAAGTACTAGTTTTTTATGCATACCTAACCAGTATTTTGGGGAGGATGTTATTTCAACAATATCCTCAATTACTTCTTCTTTTTTACTCCCACTATTAGGGAATAAGCTAAATATGTCATTAACATCAATCATTATTTATATTTCTCCCCATATTTAATTTTATGAAGAGCATACTCATACTTTTCATTCATGCTTTTATATTTATGTTTGGTTTGATTATTCATCTTCTTCATTTCTTTAGAAAATTCATCTTTTAATCCTAACCTTTCAACTTCTTCATATACAAAATAAATAACATCTTCGTAGTGTCCCATTTATTATAAAATTAATTGTTTAAACCATGTAATATATGTTATAAATACTAATAATCCAAATAATCTATAAATAAAAAAATCCACGTACAATATTGTTAAATACTATAGTGGATGATTGTGGTGATCGTGGGGGGTTGGTGCGTTAAAACGCATAAAATTGCGCTTAAAACGCATGTAGTGTGTAGATGTAGGTAAGAAGAGACTCGAACTCTTATGTAACCAATTACTCTTTCTACAAGATATAAGCTTGAGGAGATACATACCTGTGTAGTGAACCAAAAAGGACTCGAACCTTTGACCGTCGCCTTAGAAGGGCGATGCTCTATCCATCTGAGCTATTGGTCCGTAAGTCAAACAACATTTTGGGGGTTGGTACCGCTGGACGGGCTCGAACCGTCACGGACATATCTGTCCAAGGGATTTTAAGTCCCTCGTGTCTACCAATTCCACCACAGCGGCATTAGTTTATTTTTTAGAGGTAGGAAGATTGTTAAAGTGTTTTTCTGCTTGTTCTTGTTCTTCAAATAATTTTTCTTTGTCTTTATCTGTTAAACTATTCCACCATCCATCATAATTAGCAGTCATTTCTTCTTGAGTAATGGGTGTACTTGATTCTTCTTGTTCTTTTGTAATATTCATAACTTTTTTTTTATAAATCCCAATCCTCAACTGCAATTTGTAAAGCAAGTAAAGGAGAGGTCTTTGGGTTGTTTTTAATTTCTTTTAAGGATGTATGGATTATTTCTACTAATAACCCTGAATTTTCAACTTTCCCAACTAATTGGGCAAACTCTAACATATCGTTAGTTGTTGCGTTTAATAGGAATTCATTTTTAACTGTGTTCATAACTTTTATTTATTTACTATAATATACGAATAGATTATTAGAAATCCAAATTATATTGGTCTTTTGAAAATTGCTTGTTCTTTCATTTTAGCTTCAATAACAATATCAGGTTCAAGTCCATAAGTTTGAATCTTTTCATAAATTAAATCTGAGTGGGCTTGAGGTCTTATGGATTCATCTAACATTTCTTTCCTTCTACTTTCAGAATAATGACAACATTGAGCAATTCCCTCAGGCCATGTAATAGATGCCATTTTTAAAGCTTGCTCTTCAGTAAGATCACCAGTATTAAATTTATGGTGGAAATAATCAAATGTAATTGGAATACCTATATTTTGGAAAATACCATCAAATAAATCTTTAACAGAATATTCGTTGGGACTGTCATCATTTTCAATAACTAAGCGTTTTTTAGCGTCGTTACTCAATAAACTAAAATTCCGCACAAAACGCGCCAATGTTAATTTTTTATCACCATATGCGCCTCCAACATGAATGTTAATTTTATTGTAAGGGGAAGGATCATATCCCATCATATTGAATTGTTCGCTATGGAAATTTAATTCACGAACAGTTTTATCGACTACCTTCTGTGTTGGTGATGCTAAGCAATTATAAGGACCTGGGTGCATGGTAAGACGTTGACCTCCATCTTTAGCAATTCTACCTACCTCTAACATTATTTTAGATATTTCCTTATAATCTTTAAGAGTTTTAACATCATACTCATCAGACCATGGAAATATTTGACTAGATAATCTAAATAATTTAATTTTCATTTCATTGTTCCATTGAACAATAGTTTTAAGATCTTTAACATTAAGTAATGCTAGATCCGAGACATAATCAATACCTTGGGCATCGAATGTTTTTCGACGCATTGTACGATTTGTCATAATTTTGTTGGCACTTAGTGCAGTGTTGATGCAAGCGTATCCTAAATTCATAACCTTTATTTTTTAATTAAACAATCTTATTTACTCGATAAATATACGAATAATTATTTGGGAAACCAACCATTTTTGTGGGTATTTTTAATTACCCCATTTTTTAATGTACTTTTCTCTCTGATCAACAAAAACATATTCTACAACATCTTGTTTTCCACAGTGTGGACATCTTAATTTTTCAATCTTATCGGCTTCATTTATTTTCCATTCTCCCTCACATTTTTTATCTGAGCATTTATAAATATATGTGTGACGAATAAATACCTTATGTCCCATATTAGTAACCTTTTCCGTTTTTAACAGTCCAATTCAAACGTTCATTTTCTTTTTGTAAAAACTCAACTTTAACATTAATTGCTGCTAGCTGGGTACTCATGTCTAATATTGTTCTTTGATAATCATCTTTATCCCTTTCTAGTATTTCAACTCTTTTTTTAAGATCATCTCTATAGACGGTTTGCTCTGTTAATACTTCTTTTTCTTTTTCACGTCTATTACGTACCATAAATTCATAAAACTTCCAAGCACCTGCTCCTGTGACAACTGTTAAAAAGGTAATTATTATAGTTGTTAAGTTTTCATTCATTGTTTAATGTCTTATGTAATAATTCTTTTTTAAGCTTAAATAGTATCCAACCCCACATAAAAGCATAAAAACAAGTTATTAAAATGTTTTTAAAATCCGTAACATCAAAAATTTCATCATTATTAAAAATGTTTACTAAATACCTTATTGTTGAAAATAAATAAAGCGTAAGATAAACGGAAACAAATCGTGATAACCATTTAATGTTATGTATAAATACCATCATAGATATACTAACAATAAGATAAGTAAAATACAACCAATAAGTATAAGGTTGACCCGCAACTTCCCAATAAGATAAACTAGTCCATAGAACTTGATTATTTAAAATATCACTAAAAATCCAAAAAAACAACAGAGGTTGAAAATCATAATATAGTAGAGTTTCTTGTATTTTTTTAAAGTATTTCATAATTTTTATTTAATAGAGGGATCTCGAAACTTCTCCTTTTAACATTATAGCATCTATACATACGTATATATTATGACAGTTGCAATCCTATTCGCCCAGTTGTTTTAATATAGTAAGTATTTGCCGGAATTGTTTGTGTTGGGGTAAATTCAAATGCACCTCCCGTTTCACTAACAGAAAGGGAAAAATTAAATGAAGAAGTTACCAATGAATGTGGTCGAATGAAAGAAGGAAATGAGCCAAAGGCACCCTCAATTGGGGTTTGTACGGTGAGATTTTGATTTGCAGTTGAGTTAGCCTCCAGTGTGAAGTAAGCAACCGAGCCAATTGTCGTCGGTGTATTTTCTAATTCAAACGTGTAGGTTACTCCGGCCGTCATTGCTGACGTACCTATGGATCCACTTCCATTTAATGATGAGCTGGGATATGTTGGCATTGTATTATGATTTAGTTATAAATATCACGTTTTGTGGGTTCCATTAACTTTAGTATAAATTATTTCCTTAACTCCTTTTGAAGCAATTATTTCATCCTTAAGTCCTTCAAAGCCAACACCCAAATCATCTGCAATCATCATATATCGAGGAGAGTGAGCAGCAATTACGGTAAGTAGCTCATCATCCGTAGCGTAAGCTGCTACTGCATCAATATATTTAATTGATTTTAGGAATTCAATCCTGTCCTTTAGGGGAGTTATGGGTGGATTAGAATTAGCATTCTCACCCGACTGATAGTAATCATCCGTTCCAATTCCAATCATTACCGGCAAGCCCATCTGTCTTGCTCTTTGAAGAAGTTTGATGTGCCCAATATGAAGCACATCAAACGATCCATTCATCCAAACTATATTTTTATGAGGCATATTCCAAAGCTACATTAAACAATTTTTTATTGATAATCATATCTTGCTTGAAGTTTTTTATAACACGAGCTTGTCTAACTTTTCCACCTGCTCTATATTGAAAATCACCTTCAATTAGTTTTTCTTGAACTACATTAAACACCGACCAAAGATCTTTTCCTGTGTCTTCTTTTCTAACCGGAGAAACTAACTCATCTAAATCCACCTCAATGCGCTTCATTTCCTTCTTCGTAAATCTTGTATTTAATGCTGCTTTAGCAAATGATAATATTTGCTCTTGCTCCATCTCCATAGCTTTCATCTTATTCATAGATTCAACCGTTAGTGGTAGCTTTTCAACCATATCTTTAATTAATATTTGTAAATCTTCAAATGTATAACCCATATGGCGCATTTTAACATCTTCAAAGCACTCATCTGCAATAACTAATCCATTAGAGCAAATCATTCTATATAATCCTGCTTGAAATTGAAATGAATTCTTCCCATCATGAGAATTTGTAAGCATAATTTGTGGGTAAACTACATCACCATCTTCACCATTAATAACAACATCATTATTTCTAAATACTAGTAAATGTTTTTGAAATCCTTTTGTAGAGTCTTTACGAGCTTGAACCTGCTTAGCTTCAATTGGCTTCCAACCTAATAACTCCATATCATCAATTACTCTTTCTGTTGGAATGTGTGTGTATTTTTCTGAAACTTCACTTGAAGGCTTCATTGCAAATACTGATGGTGCCATATTCCTAATCATTTCTTTTGTTAGATATTTTGCTGTTTGCGATAATTCTAACGGGTTTACTATTAAATCTTGACTCATAACTTTTATTTATTTTAATTAATATTACTTTCTTATTGCACCGTCAATATACGAATGCTTCTTGGCTCCTCCAAGCGATTTACCGGAAGCCTTTTTATTTACTTAATAATGAAGGTGAAACTGTAAGTAATGAATTATCATTTCTATCTCTAACCTTAACATTTTTATTATTAATCTTTAAGATTTCAAATGTTCTAGTATTAGCAATTTTTTTATGATTAATAAATACTACATCACCAACTGAAAAATCTGCCGCTGATAATCGAGGTTGCGTTTTTCCTACTCTAGCTGTCATTTTAGTTCTTAATTCATCGGCGTTAAATGAAATTGTACCTAATGAAATAGCTACACCAAAATCTTCCTCTAATTGTTTAACTGCTTTTTCAAATTCCGTTCTAAATTCTTGTACTTTTTGTTTATTTAACATAACTCTTATTTTT